AGAGAACTACCCAGTTCTGAGAAGCTGGGACTTGAATGTCTGCAAGGCTGACGAAGCTTGTAAGAACTCTCTTTCTTTCGAGTCCATGAAGGTCAGTGTTGAGAGCATCAATACCACGCTGCCTTCCGTTCTCGAACGCAGAAGGTGTATAAATGTTGTCATACCAGTTATCAGAGGGCATTGTGTCGCCATCTCTGTTAAGAATGTTCTGAATCTGTGAACGAAGATTGTTTAAGTCTTCTTCAATTGTTGTAACTGATTCCCATAAAACATCGGGCTCTAATTTGTCATCATAAACGTCAGATGAAGCAATCTGAGTACCTTGTCTAATAAAAGTTCTTGCCATGGCTTTCTCCTGAGCCGAAAGAATATCGACTCAGGGACTAATTATTAGCAAGTGTGGAGATTTTCAACGATTTAGTAAGGATATGTTGCAAGCAAGTTAGATCCAACCTTCGGAATATAGTTCATTGTGATGATTTTTCCAGATACAGTATAGTCTGCAATTGCACCTTGAACTTGAAGAACACCGTTCACATACAGCATCAACGAAGTGGATGGATTAGGAGTTTCAGAAAGTGCATAGGTGTAATTTACACCGTTGGACAATCCAGACGGGACATCCATCCATTTTGTTGTTGTTGGCAAGAAATATAGATAAGGATATGTTGCAAAAATATAAGATCCTGCCTTAGGAGCATCTTCGTTAAAAACAATCTCTTTGTTGACAATAGTATAGTCGTAGTTAAGTCCTTGGCGCTGCAAAACTCCGTTAACATATAGCAGCAAAGCGCTTGTAGGTTCAGGTTTTTCCTCCAAATAAAAAACCATATTTACACCATCGGGCACAGTGTTGCCGTCTTCGTCCTTAGGAATCTCCATCCAAGATGTCTTTATAAGAACATTTGTTCCGTACGTAGTTGCCCCTGTGTCGGCGGCGGCGGCAATGATTTCGCTTGCCATTCTTCCGACATAGACGAATGCCTTGGCAAATGCAGGAACTTTATTTCCATTGAAATCCTGAAGGAATAGAATTCCGTTGTAGTAATCAATGCTCCAGTCTACGTTGTCGAGTAGAGGTATTTCTTCACCGGGGGCTCCATTTCCATCATCTTTGTAGATCTTGACAATATATGGATTTGGTGCGCTCCTTGAAAAGAAGGGAGGTATTAACTGTGCCTTTCCAAGAGTTTCATGAAGAAATACTCTGTTTGAAAAGACGCCGTCTCCTGCCTTTGTGTTATTTGTTAAAGTTTGATAATTTTCAGGAAATCTAAAGGCATATGCGTGTGTACCTGCAGACTGAACAATGTCTGCAGGGTCACCTCCTGATCCACCTCCAGAATCATTTGCATCGTAAGATGTTCCAGCTATTGGTATTAAATCAAATTGAACATATTCAACACTTGGAAAAGCTCCAATTCCCTGAACTGAATAGAGAGTAAGGCTGGGAGTATTTGGTATTCTGTCGCCAAAGATGATTTCAGAAGAAGTCTGGATATTTGATCCTATTTCTTCCTCTCCGTCTATCTTTAGGTTTGACGTATGCGCTTTTCCTAAAAGCTTTTTCTGAGCAAATAGTGTTGCGCTTGTATCGGTTTTCCCTGCCATTTCGGAACTGTCCTCGTTTTTAAGTTGACCTCATCTATCCTTTATGCCCATTCAATCTTTATTCTATTAAGATATCCTGTCCAGTCTTTGTGGGCAGTGATCCTAACAACAATTCTATCTGCACCTTTTGACTGTGTTCCTGCTTCAACACCGGGTCCATTAAAAGTACATCTGTGCTGAACTCCCGAAGAAGTGACAGCAGGAACCAAGTCTCCATTTAAGGCTCCGTCATCGTCTAGAATATTTCCGGTTCCAGCAGTAGGTCGTGCAAGATCGAGAAAACCTGTCTTTCCTGGTATGCTAATGTGTACATAAATATTTTTATTTGCACCTAGTGTCCCATAGTTCAAAGCCCCTGTTTTTGCAACGAGAGTTGCGTCTCCATAAAGAGTAACCAATATGCTTGGCCTGTCGTTAGTTGTGTTATTTCTGAAATATCTTAAATAGGTTCTGTTTGAATTGACAAGGCTACTGTAATCCGGATTACCTACAGGGGACTCTATTGAACCTCCCTCATCGTGATTTTTGAAGTTTCCATTCGCTCCACCATATTTTGGTGGCATGAGAAATCCGTCGTAAATTAAAAGACCCGTTGAATGCTCAGGATAATTTGCAACATCATTCATAGATGCTTGAGAATTCCAAGCCCGTGAAGGAGAAATAACGACAGATTGAGAAGAATAAGTGGTGTCAATTATTCTATAATTTTCTCCCTGAAAATATCCCTCTGTATACTCGTTGCTTCCTGCATTTGAAGGAGTCCAGACAAGCAGTCCTGTTGTTGATTGAACCGGTGTGGTGATTGAAGACTTGAAAGGATGTAGAAAAGACATTGCAGCAGAACAGTTGTACGCTGTTGTCCTTGTGCCGGGAAGAGACTTTGATTGAGTGAAATTTATTGTTCCTTCAAAAACTGTGTCCTCATTTTGGCTATCTAAGTTCGTGTTGAGAGTCTGAAGGCTTGCAACAGATGAGTTTGTTGTTTTAGTTGCAGTTAATCCTGCTCCGGATTGGACGATTTTTGATGCAGTTGCATTGCTGAGAGAAGAGAAGGATGCTGCTGTTACACTGCTTGTGTACACATTCTTGTATAGATTTGAAATCTTTGTCGTAAGAGTTGCATAGGGAGAAGTGAAAAATTTGACACCGCTGACGTATGCGTAAGTGTCATCTTCGAATGCACTCAAGTTGTTTTCACTTGAAGAAAGAACAGAATTCTCAACAACATTCAACCACTCAACATAGTTTGTAACTCTGTCGACACCATCGACAGAATGAACAACTCTCAGATAGTTCCATCCATCTCTCTGTTGTGCAGGAACAACCCTGTATCTTCCGGTCCTTTGGATCTCAGAATATCTTGGCACTCCATTGTCAAACATGCCCGGAGACCAAGTGCTAACAGATATGAATCCCGATCCATTTGCATTGAGGCTTGAAGCAGTACCTGCTCCTGGATTTCCTGATCCTGCAAAAGTAGAAAGATCAAGAGAATGAACGGTGGATCCGTTCACTTCAAGTCTCAAGATTCCTACATTTGCATCAGAGAAGGCATTGTCAACATAGTCACGTCCTGGAGAAACAACGGCTTCATTGAGATCTCCTTCCATTGTTGGAAAGGATGTAAAGATTCCTCTCCTGAGGTTGGCACCAGAAGATAAAATTCCGTAAGTCTCGTTCAGGCCCGTGGCAGAAAATCCTGCAGCAGTTCCTGGACTTGTGTATCCGACAATAGGTTTTGTTGATCCAAAAGAGAGAACTGCAGAAGATCCTGCATTGTCAGAATCTATGTTGTAAAGATCGGGCACGGGTGAAAGAGTTCCTGTTCCTGCTCCGAACTTTACAGACATCAAGGATATGTTGCCAGTCCAAGACGAATCGGCCTCTATTCTGACAACAATATACTCTCCGTTCGAAATGGAAAGATTTCCCAGATTCAAATAATTCGTGTTGTTCAAACCCGGGACAAAAGAGAGGATTCCGTTGCTCGTGTGAAGTCCTGCTCCATCTAGATAACTTGCACCAAATACATACGGCAGTGCCACATCCATCCAACCAGTCTTTCCAGGTATCTTCACGAACACCTTTATTCTTGCCGAATTGAAGGATGTTGATGAATCTACAATGGTAGATGAGCCGTTAAGTGAAATAGACAGATCATACTGTGATGCACCAGTGTCATTCAAGAACCATCTGTAAAAAGTTCTTGTACCTGTTACCGTTGAATAATTTGGATTTCCTGTGGGACCATTAAGTAAACCTAAAAAGTTTCCACCGTTCACAGTGTTCTTGGGAGAAACGAGGAGCTGATTGTAAAACTGCAGTCCGTCAGAATATCCAGATGTAGTAATCATGTGGACACTTGAGTCCCATGCATTGCTCACATTTGTTACGCTCGATTGAGTATCATAAGATCCAGCCTTCAATCTATAATTCTCTGCCCTGAAAGTTTCGAGAAGAGCAGTTGAAGTATTGGTGAGGTTGTACATCAATATCTGAGAAACTGCATACCTTCCTCCGTTGACCATTGAAGATTTTAACGGATGAGTCACGTTGATTCCCACTTCAATGCTGCCATTCAAAAAGTAGTCAGCGCTCAAAGATGAGTTAGAAGACACATTTATGATCTTGTTGTGATTTTCTCCTGCAGCTATGTTTATGGGTGTCTTAGCTTGTGCTGGAAAGCTGTAAGAAATACCTGCTGCTGCATTCGAAGTATGTGTGGCAGTGAGAGTTATGTTGTTAAGATCATAAACATACTTGTAGGAGTTGTAGACTTTTACTGTATAAGCAAGGTTTGCGGTCTTGAAATATTCCACTCCTGAAATCTTAACCGATCCTGCGCCCACAAATGATAAACCGCCACCGGAAGCCAATATGCTCGTAGCATCATCATCATTTATCCATTCAACGTAATTGGTGACGTATTGGCTAGCTCCAACAACATGGACGACTTGAGCATAATTCCATCCTCTTCTCTGGTCTGCTGTTGCAACCTGATATCGGCCTGTTCTGTGCTTAAAAGCAGGAAAATCGATTCCCGTAGATAACTTTCCTGGTCCTGCAACAGATAAACTGACAAAACCAGACCCATTTGCATTAACGTGATTTCCTGTACCGGAACCAGGATTTCCTGCACCAATGCTGGGAGAAGTCAGATCTATACTGTGAATAATCGTTCCATTAACAATAAGCCTTAACGTTCCTGCATTTGCATTGCCAAATGCCTTTGTGGAATAATTTGTAACTCCTGTGTTGTGAACGTATGCGGCAACATTATTGTTTAATGTGCCGTTGATTATGGAATCTTTTTTGTAGATTCCTTTTCTGATGTTATCTCCAGAAATTGCAGGTGCATAAGTGCCATTTACGTCAACAACAGTAAAACCGGCAGCAGTTCCGCTCGAAGTGTAGGAGGGAAGCATTCCAGACAAGTTGTTGCTTGGTCCAAATGACAAGTATGCAGTAACGCCTGATGAATTTTCACAGCTAAAATAGCTTAAATTCGGAGCCGGCGGCGGAGCCAAAGCCAAAAGAACTTCATTGAATCTATCAATAGGAGTTCCTACAGGAGTAAGAGGCGTAAAATCAGTAAATAAACCGTCACCATAAGTTCCGTCTTCTGCTTCACCAATGACAGCACCTGCAACTCCGACTGCTGTAATGACAAGATCACCTTGTGGACCTGTGTCAGTTATGCTAATACCTGATCCTGCAGCAAGAAGCCTAACATTAGGAGGTATTTCGCTGCTGTTATAGTTCCCGGAAAGCAACAAAAATGGTGTTGTGTTAATGTGGGTATCGATCTCATCGTGTGTGAGAGTCCCTATGTTGCCTAATTCGTTGTGGTCGTCTATGACTCTATAGGCCGTCATCCATCAAATTCCCGTGTTTCACAATATACTAACTTTTTTTTAATAGTACAGAATAGCCTAAAAGAAATGACCTCTGCAGTATCAGAGGCCAAAATTCTTCTGCTGAGAAGACTAAGTATTGAAAATTAGTCTACATGCCCGAGATTATAGATTGAACTGCAACTTTTACTCTTTCTTGGATCTCCTTGGGAAGAGCAGAGACGAGGACATAGTCCTCTGGTGTCCATGATGTCTGAGGGACTCCTCCACCAATGTATGCAGCATTGTTGCACACAACGGCACGAATGACCAGAGGAGCAGGTCCGGTCTTGGTTGCAAAAACTGGTAGATATAGATCAGCTTTATTTTCCATGTTAACCTTTCAGAAGCGTCTTTCCTTCTGTAAGCGTCTTGTTCACTACGGCAAGTTGAGCACGAAGATTCTCGAGTTCTTGACGAAGGAAATCAGTGGATCCTCCTTCTTCCTCTGCTTTTAGCAAGGCTGCCTCATAAACGCTTATCTTCTCACACAGTATCTCACGAGTCGCTGACATTTAAATTCTCCCAAAACTTAACTATTGTAACCTAGTTTCTTTACTTGTCCTGTTATTTTATCCCATTCGTCCAGGCAATTCAGCACAAATTGCTTTTGTTGCTCTACTGAAGTATTCTGATTATTCACTCTTATTAAGAGAATTCCTCTCTTTAAGGCTTCAGCTTCTTCTACTGAATCTCTTATTTTTGTAGCTTCAAAATTATGACCTTCATGAACTTTTTTAAAGTGCCAGATTCCATCAGATTCTATCCAAACTTTCTTGTCAAGAGAAACTATGTCGACATCAAAGATGATATCTTGCGTACGAATGATTTGGTGTCTCTTAAAACCGTGATCTCTAAGAGATTCAGCAAGCTCTCTTTCAGGTCTTGAAGAACACCTCTTATTTGCTGTGATTCTTTCAATCGATCTACTTCGTAATTCAGGATTATTCCTATATGTCTCTTTGAGAGTTAAACTTTTCTTAAGATTTGATTCCTCAGAAAATTCTCTTGATTTCCAGCAGCTTAAAGAACATGTCAAGCGTCCTTTATAAGAGCGCTCAGGTGAATAAGTGACTTCAAAAGTATTTCCGCACTTACAAGTTCTAGTCTCTGTTGTCTCAGATTTTTCTCCAAACCTCTTTAGATTTGTTGCCTTTGCTTTCTCTCTTAATTTTTCTAGGCCTTCTTGAGAGTATTTTTCTTCTTTATGATTCCACCTGACGTGGTTAGCCTTTTGCTGAAATGTTAAAAACTCCTGATTGCATATCTCACATTTTCTCATGTGAATAAGTATGCAATCAGGAGTGGAACCGACAAAATTGAGTGGAGGTGGGGGGAATCGAACCCGCCGTCCGCCACGTGTCCTCAAGGAGCATCATCCACAAGCTTGGAATGGATTTCTCGACTCCATCCTCGTCTAGAAGATTTCCGCTTGATTCGGGTCGATCATCTTCAACTCACCCTATCCCAGGCACCGCCCTCCTGGACATTCCACCCCTGACAACGGGGGTAACTACATTGCTTGTGACTTTCTGTTCCTAGGTTGTCACCACCCGTTGCTCAGGCCGCGAGGGCGAGAGCAGCGTAGCCGTTGTCGTTGGCAACTGGACGTCACTTGGGTTTTGAACCGGACCCTCGTGCACCGGTGCTTGCTGTTCCTCGATTCTCCGCGCCGTCGAAACCTTTACACCCCCTGATCTTACTTCTTTGGTTTTGGAAGGTCCTTAGTTACTTCCTCGTTCTTTTGTTCCAGATCCTTAATCTTCTTTGATTGAGTCTCCTCCCATGCTTGGAATCCGTCTGCCTTTGCCTTATCATATTCCTTCTGTAGGGCATCTAGGATGACAAGTCTGTACTTGTTGAGGAGAACCTCGTGATCTTCTGGAAAGAGCATCTGGTTCTTGATGAGGACCTCAAATGTGTGGAGGACCTCATGAGGAGTGAACATGTGAATCATTCTTCATCTTCTCCATGAAATCCGACAACCATGTCGCTTGGGAAAGTCTTCTTCCACATCTTTGGAAGCTTCACTACCTTAAAGGGATGCCACTGTTCACCGTCATAGACTGAAACCCATTCCTTCTTCAGCATTATCTTGCTGATCCCATCGAGGATGACAGCACCGTCGTCCACAAGAATGTCAACAGTGCTTTCCTCACCAACGTCTTCAAACTCTAGGGAGACCGTAGAACCATCTGGTGCCATTACCTTTGCCGGAGACAAATTCGACGCGGCACTTGGAGAAATGTAGAGCTCTACTGGTTCGGTCTGATCGTCGTCTTCCTCTTCTTCAGAATCTTCTTCGTCTTCTTCTTCGTCATCGAAGTCTTCTTCATCGTGTGTGCACTCGGCACATTCCTCGTGCTCATCACTTTCTTCACGTCCAAGAACATATTCTCTCAGCCGAGCCTGCAAAACTTCAAGATGTTCAGCATCTTCTTCGCTGAAAGTTACATCCGAGTTCGAATAAGCGAACAAAACTGAATAAACTAAGAATGCATCTGACTTATCGAGCTTCATGTTGTCTCCATTTAATAAGAAAAACGGGAGGTTTTACCCTCCCGTTCATTACTACAATTTAATCAGTAGGACTTGTTGGCCGCCTGATAGTGCTTCTGCAACGTACGATAAAGAGTTCTTGCAGTTCGACCGTCGAATCGGAACGTGCTGCCCTCCGACGTATTAATGAAAAGCATCGTCGAATCGTTCTTTGGATCCGTGCTTACGCTGACATTAACACTGTTTTCGTCTCGACGAAATGTCTCGGTGCGAAGACGACCGCGGCGGTCCTCACGGGTACGGATCGATGCATTCTTGTTCTGCGAAACGGTGTTGTTCTTGCTTGCCATAATCTAGTTTCTCCTGAGAGGCATATTGCTGATGCCTCGTTGGACTAGATACTAGCAACACAGGGAATGCATGTTCAACAGAATAATCGCAGACGATTTATTATTTTTCTGTCACCTTCTTGAGGGCATTCATGACCTTGACTGTGTCGTTCGGATTTGCCTCCATGAGCTTCACAAAGACGTCTCCAAGGATTGCATTGTGGTTCGACGTCCTGTTTCCCGCCTTCGCGGCGCGGACGGCCTCGTTGAACTTGGCGGGATCAACTCCCAGGGTCGACGCAATCGTCTTGACGTCAAGTGTTCCCTTTGTGTCGGCCTGCTCTTTGCCAGGTTTTTCAGGGGCTTCGACGACGGAGAAAAGCTCTTCTTTGATTATTCTTCTAAGTTGGGACTCTGTGATCTTCATGAAAATTAAGTATCAACAAAGAGTGAAACAAACGAAGCAAAGTTGGCTTATAACTGACAAGTGAACATTTTCGTCCTCTCTGAAGACCCTGAGGAAGCAGCGAGAATGCAGTGCGACAAACACGTCGTGCAGATGATCCTCGAGAGCGGACAAATGCTTTGTGCTGCTCATGAGCCCAACACTGCACCGTGGAAGAGGACGCACTACAACCATCCTTGCACTGTGTGGACACGAGCATCCACTGAGAACTACAAGTGGTTGGCGGCACACGGCCTCACTCTCTGCGACGAGTACACGAAGAGGTACGGTCGAGTCCACAAGGCCGAGGAGGTGCTTCTGTGGTGTGCCGAGAATATTCCAAAGAATGTTCCCATCGGTCAACTCACTCCATTTGCCGTCGCAATTAAGGACCCATCGTACCACAAGGAAACGGCCGTGGAGTCGTACCGGGCATACTACAGAGGTGAGAAGTCGAGGTTCGCAAAGTGGAAGCACTGCGACCCGCCAGATTGGTGGAATTCAGGCCGATGTTGATTGAATCGATCATATAATTATGATCATGAACGATTCTAAGAGGTGGCGGACAATGATGAAGCGCCTCGCGTGGCTCAGGGCGGAGGCGCAGGAGGCCGTGGAATCTTTCGAAGAATCTGTCAAAGAGATAGAAGACAAGATAAAAGTGGGGGCCGAGGGAGTCGATCCTGCAGCCGGTGCACAAGCGGCGTCGAAGGAGATCATCACGATGAAGGACGTCGTGATAGACGAGACAAGCCCAGAGTGGAAGGAGAGGAAGAAGGCATACGAGCCTCCGCCTCCTCCCAAGGATGTCCCTCCGGCAGAAAAGAATGTTCAGGTTGAAGAAGACAAGAAAGAAGATGAGCTGAAGCCGCACTACAAGAGGCTCTGGAGGGTTGTGGCCCGGCTCACTCACCCAGACGTGTCAGGCAACGACCCAGAGATGACGGCGCTCTACAAGGCGGCAGTGGAGGCGTACGAGAAAGACAAGAGGGCCGAACTTCTCGACGTGGCGTCCGAAGTGAATGCTCAGCTCGACGGGCCTCATCCAAGGATGTTCGAGGACCTCAGCGGAAGATGCATCCACTACGAGAACCTCATCAAGAAGCTCAGGTCTTCCGTGGCGTGGCAGTGGAAGGACGCCTCTGAGCAGTCCAAGTCTGAGATCGTGAAGCTGATCAGAGAGAGGCGAGAGAAGAAGAAATCAGAAGGGGAGTGACGAAATTCTCCTCCTTCGTGGCGGGAGGACATATTTAAGCGGATGAACACAAGACTGCTTAGAAATTACGTCAGGTCCATCCTCCGCGAGATGTCATACGAGGACGTGAAAGAATCGAATGACCCCCTGGACTGGATCGCCGCGGCGTACCACGACCCCGAGGAATGGGGTGCAGACGACCCCTACGCAGGAATGCTCAATGCGGCCGAGGCGGTAGGACTGAACATGATAGGGCGACCTGGGTCGTCGAGAGTGGCCTTCGAGCTGGACGGTAACAAGGTGGTGAAGCTCGCGAGGAACAACAAGGGGATAGAGCAGAACAAGCTCGAGGCGTTCGCAGGAAAGGATCCGTTCGTCCACAAGATCCTCGCGGCGGTGCATGACTACTCAGATGAGTTTGCCTGGATAGTTGCCGACAAGGTTCGTCCGCTCGACGACGGAGACGGAGCAATTGCCGAGAAGATCATTGGGATACCGTGGAGCCGAGTCAGGGACCTCATCGGTGTGGGCACGAGCTCCGACGAAGAGGCGACCGAGGTGGAGACCCCGAAGGCAGGTGCCCCAAAGTCTCAAAAGGCGGGAGGCGGAGGCCGAGGATGCCTCACAGGAGATGCATTCCTGTCGTATGTCGACGACTTCACGACCAGATACCAGGACATGCTCCCCGGCGACCTCGCGAAGCTCTCGTCTTGGGGTGTGACCCCGAAGGGCTGCCTCGTGCTACTGGACTACGGGATCACGAGGAAGAAGTTCAGAGAACTGTACAGGTAAGCCTGCGATCACACTCCCGCAGGCATCCGACCGAGGGATCGATTCCACTGGACTCGGATCTCTGGATTGGGATGCCACCACACCTCGCCCGTGTCGTCGTACACCACGCCCCAATAGGGATGATGCTCGGGGCCGTAGTGGATCACCCAGGAGGCGACGCCGCTTCGACCAGTGGAGGGAACGAAGACGGGAACGGGCGGAACGAGGTCGTGGAAGATCATTGATTTACCACATAGAAAGAGGATAAATCGTCGCCTGAGGACCACGCGACGTACCTCCAGCCATTCCTCTTACAGAATTCGATAGCAGACCTCCTCTTCGCCTCGTTTACCTGGGTGTCTGTCAGGGTAGGCGGCTTTACTTCGACGAGGTAGTCCTGATTGCTGGTCACCACTTGAAAATCTGGTATGTAACGTCGTGTCTGATTCTCATAGATGTATGAAAGTGACATGGGTTCGTATTTCCACGTCTCGACGATAGGATCGCTGTCAAGCAACTCCATTAGTTCTTTCTCCCAAGAAGATCGATAGTTGCATGTGACTCCCGTCTTAGTGGAGATGTACTGACCCGTCGACCACTCGAAGCCGCCGTCGAGGTAGCGCTGCGTGATGGAGGCAGAGATCTTGTCGTTTCTTTCTGTGAAGTCGTATTCTCTTGAGGCGAAGCGTTGTCTGAATGTCTCGGCGGCTTTTGCTCGAGCTACAACGAGAGTTCCGTCATTCCACAACTCTTTGGTGTGATCAGAGAACTTCTGTTTGTCTTCGAGAGACATGGAATCGTATGTGGCATGAACTGATTCCGTTCTCTTTCTTCGAGATTCTTCTCCTTGATTAACAGCATTCATGTCCTGAACACGCTTCTTTGCAACATCAGGATGTCTTGCCATCCAAGCCGTCATGTTGGCTCTGTTCTTCTCACCAATGCGTCGCTTCTCGTCTTCTGATTTAATCCTGCCTTTGGCAGAATGTCCTTTAATAAATGTCGTGTAATTTCTCATACCAACATTCCAAGCAGTATTCTTGCCACATCCGCAGGCACACAGCGGTTCTCTTCCATTGTGTTGCCATTTAAGGACATATTCTCTCGAAGTCATCTTGTGGCTTCTCATGTGACGAAAGACTGATTCCAAAGAGTCGAAACCCTGATTGCACTCTCTACAAGTTTCCATATGTATATTATATGTATGTCAACTGATAAATGTAAACAAAGAAGGCCACCTTTCGGCGGCCTCCTCGGTGTTAACTATTCAGTTAACATACATACTCAGATCACGTTCATGTCCAAGACAGTCACGGTCCCGTAAAAATCACTGCGAACAGTTTTCTTCCCGTATCTTGTCATTACGCCCTTACGTGGTGTGAAGTCTTCGGGTGCGAAGATCGTCGGTGTCACGATGAGTGGAACGTATGGTGCGTACACGTAGCCCGTCTCGAGGTAGCTTCCGCCCTTGTAGCCGACGAGGATCTTGTTACGTGCGAAGTAAGGATCCTTGTAGACCGTGAAGCGGTTCGAGAGGGTACCGACTGCCTCTGCGCCGATCGTGAATGGCGAGCCGACCTGTCCCTCGCCGTCGAGCGAGAACTTGGGCTTGTAGAGGACCGAAGCCTCGAGGATCGTGCAGACGTCGGGTCCTGTGACCATGAAGTTTGCCGAGCCGCGGAGGGTCTTGCGGTGGATGGTGTTGGCAACGTCGATGACGGTCTCGATGAGGGTCTCGTACCACTCACGGACTGTACCCGTGAACTGTGGTCCGATCTGGTATGCATCGGCGAGGTTCTGGCGTGCGCCTGTGACCTTGTTGACGAAGCGACCAGGTGAGCGGCTCCAGTAGTAGTTGGCGCCGTTGGCCTGCGAGACGAGGTCGTTGAGGATCTCGCGGTCGATCTCGAGGGCGATCTGCTCCGAGAGGATCGATGTGAGCTCGACTTCAGCGTCCATCGAGTGATAGGCGTTGAGGTCCTGTGCGAGCTCGGGGCTCCACTTGGCGCGGAGCTTGCGGGTCTCGGCTGTGATGCTGATGGCCTCGATCTTGATGTCGATCTCGGGGATGACGGGCGAGGGTGTTGCACCGAAGTCCGTCTCGAACGATGGGATCGTGACCGTGGCACCTGTGCCGCTGTCGACCGAGAGGGCCGACGAGAGCGAGAAGGCGACGTCGACTGCACCTGCCGAACCTGAGACGAGGGCTCCATTGGCTCCCTTGACGAGCATGAGGACGTGCGTACCGTTGAGTGCGTCTGGTGTGAAGACACCGGCGTTCCAGTTACCGCGCTTGTTGAGGCGGCGGAGGTTGAGGACGCCTGTTCCACCCTGGTACGTCTCGCCCCAAGCTGTGCCTGGGCCTGCGACTCCCTGGAAGACGGCGAGCTGGTTGACGGCGAGCTTGTCCATGTTGTTGAATGACGCGCCGTTGATCGCGAGGACTGCGAAGGCGGCGTCGAGCGAGTTGCTGGCGAGAGCATTCTCAACGTCTCCGTCGTAATCGGCGAAGCGGGCGTTCGAACCGCTGAAGTCAGTGGCCGAGGCAAGCATGCCACCTGATGTCCAGGTGTCGCCGTTTGCGCCCTTCCAGGCGCCGACCGCTGCGAACGAGAGGTTGAGGGCCGAACCTGTCACGCGGCTGTAGCCGGTGTTGACGAGGTCGTACATACCGCCGGTGGCGAGCGATCCGCTCTGGACGCCCTTGCCGGTTGGGTTGTTGTAGAGCGACTGACCGCGGGTGTAGGTCGAGCCCGACTCACCGGCTGGCTGACCGACGTTCGAACCGTAGGTGTAGTCCAGATAGAAGATGAGGCCCGAGGGGAGGCTCATTGGCTGGATCGAGACGAGCTCGTTGGCGACGAGGCCACCGAAGACTCTGCGAACGATCGGGAATGCGATGTTCGAGAAGCCCTGGATCTGACCCGAGCCGGCGAGGTTGCCGCCGCCCGACGAAAGGGCGTTCGACTCCTTGAGGACCTGGGCTGCCTGGTTCTCGAGGAGCTGGGCCATGACTTCACGGCGCTGGCCTTCGAGGCCACGGAGGAGACCTGTGCGGCTCCACTTCTCTGTGAGGCGGGCTCTCTCGGCTCCGACGTGCTTTTCGCGGATGCCCTGAGCGAGCTGTTCAAGACTAAAATGCTTCATGATAAATTCTCCTAAATAATTGTGTTGGTTTTAAATCGAATCACTTGATTAATCCAGCGAGGCGTGCCCAACGATCAGCCTCAAATCCCTCGTTGAGGGTATTGGTGGCCGAGGCAGGACGTGCCGGGCGTGACGATGAACCGATGACTCCTCTGTCGGCCGACTCCGTGATCTTTGTCGTCGATGCCGAAAGAGTCTTCACGAGGCTCTCGTACACTAGCTTTACCTCACGCTCCGACTTCGCCTCATCGAGTCTCTCAATTACCTCAGCCTTTTGACGCTTCGTGAGGGACTCGTTCTGGAGAAGCTTGTTCGTGAAGAGCAGCTTCGCGTTGAACAGATTCGTTTCTGCCAACTTATTGCGGAGATTGGTCTCATCCGCCGACTTCTTTGGAGCACCATTGAGGGTGGCTCCCTTGCGGGTTGCCTCTGCGAGCATACCCTTGAGCTTGTTGGTGCGAGCAACAGACTCGTTGAACTTGGTTGCATAGTAGTTGTAAGCTTCCTTGAGATTATTGGCCTTCTTAGCAGCGGCGGCCTTGTCCTTTGGATTCTTCGACTTCTTGGCCTTATCCTGAACTTCCTTTTTCATCGCTGCAGCCTTCTTGGCCTTCTTCTTGGCCTCGGTTTGAAGAGCGAGCTCTGCAGAGATCTTGCGGCGGAGGGCCTCAGTGGGCATGCGGTCCTGCTTGTTGGTCTGAGGATCGTCGTCGCTGTGGTCTGTGGCCTGATGCTTCATGTCATCGCCTTCACCGTAGGCCTGATCGAGCTCATCCATTTCATCCATGGATTCTTCCATCTCGTCGAGCTCATCAAGTTCTTTCTTCACTTCCTCGTCATCTGACTCAGTGGTCAACTCAACGTCGGTGAATGGGTCACCGAGGTCATCGTCTTCAAAACCGTCGGCAACTTCGCCGGCGCCATTGCCCTTTTCGGCATTCTTCGGCATGTCGGCGGCCTCGCGGAGGGCCTTCATGCGTCCAATCTCACGACGAAGCATGTTCTCGTCGATCTCGACGACTGTGTCGTCGCTAAGTGTCTTTGATTCCATTTGATGTCCTTCTTCCTCAAGATCCTCGTCAGAGTCTTCGTCTCCTCCGAGGTCGAGATCATCTCCACCCTCTTCGGACTCACCTTCATCTCCGCCCTCTTCGTCGTCGCCGAGGTCAAGGTCGTCGCCTTCCTCGCCGCCTTCATCACCAGACTCCTCTTCGCCTTCCTCACCCGTGATGAGGTCGACTCCGATCGAATCGAGGTCCAGTTCATCGGGCATGCCGGTGAGCTTAAGTGTTACGTCTGCTTCTGAAAGTGTTTTCTTGTTGGTCATCTTCTGCTCCATGAGCTGCTTTAGGGTTGAGTAGTGTTTTTCAAGAATAGACTCGTATGATTCTTTCTTGTTAGAGTCCTGCATTTTGTTCTGCAAGTACGAATACGTATCTTCTACCTCAGAAATGAGCGTAGAAATCACATTTGAGTATGAATTGGTCTCTTTGATGATTCGACCTGCAGAAGAAATCAGATTAATTCTCTGACCGAGGTTTGCCAAACTATTTTCAAAAACCTTGGCAGGACCTTCAGGAGACATGTCACCAAGAGCATTTACTGCATCAAGGCTGAGCTCATATTGTTCTCCAGAATCAGCATTAAGAGCATCAAGGTCAAGTGTGACCTTTCCTTCTTCGTCGGGCATCGAAATAGCAGATGCAGCCAAATCCGAGTCACCAACAGAAGAAACAGCAGAAACTGGTGTAACTTCTTCGGGAAGCTCATCCATTAAAAGATTTTCTGGATTGGCTTCAAGCTCTTCAAAATTTGACTCACCAAGAAGCTGATTCTCTATGAGATCTCTTATTCTTGGAGTAACTGCCTCAAGAAGGGCTCTTTTGGCATTGTCTTCTGCTACTTCCTTAAGCTTTTTAACGTCGGCCAAGGCCTCTTCATACAGTTGCTTTGTCATGTCTATTCTTTCTGGGTTTCTAACTTTTAATTATACTCCTGATTTACCGGGTTCGAGAGTCTTTGTAAGAGGAGACGATCCAACGACACCGCTTGTTGTGTGAGGTGACGTTGTTCCCGTGCCTGGAGCAGCTGGGACGTAATTGGGTTTAAAGTCTGCAGGAGAAAGACCTGGGTCGACGTCCTTGTCGATTCCTTGTGCTCTACCTGGTCCTGGAGATGAAACGTCGGGAACATATGCATTCGACGGATCTCCAGGATTTTTCCACTCAACGTCATTTAAATTGGGAACAGAAACAGTTGAAGTCCCTTGATAATTTAAGTTGACTCCTTCAGGAAAGATTGAAGAATCTCCTGCCTGCTTTCCATCGGCAGGAAGCAGTCCTCCAACTCCATTCGAGACATTTGATGTCGCTCGAGCCACTGCAGCAGCTGCAGCAGCCGAATTTGAAGACGGTTCCTGACCACCATAAAAAGCTCCGGCGTCGTTAGGAGCCTTCTTGTTGAAGAGCTTCCAGAGAAGAGTGTTTCTAGCACTCGCCTTATCGACGTACATTGTATATCTACCTTTTCCTGGTCCGCTCATGACTTAAACTCCCTATTATAAATTAAAAATAAAAATTAGATTTTCTTTGAGAGACGCTTCTTTGTCTCTTCAATCTTGGCAAGACGACGACGAAGTCTTGATTCTTCAATCTTGAGTGCCTTCATGAAGTCGATGTGCTTCTCAGCAGCCTTGTCTGTTCCGAACTCGTCCGCGTCGACCTCTTCTGTGTCCTTGGCGCGCTTGACGGTGTCTTCCATGTCACCAAACTTGGCGACTTCTTCTTCAATGATTCTGCGAAGTAATTGAGATGTAAGCTTCATACTAAATCCTCATTATGGTCTAAGCGTAAGTATGCATATTTTTAAAGAATTTTATTTCTTTGTTGGCGATCCCATGAATGCAAGTGAAGCCCATTTTGAAGTAACATCATCTCCAAATAGGTCTTCTGGGTTGGCCTGAGAGACAACTTGTTCAACAAGTCCTCCTCCTGCCATTGGAATTGAATTTTTTCCTTCACCGGCTTGTAAAAATTTTGGAAGAGTAGATGCTGCAGTATCAGCAAGAATTGACTCCAAAATTTTATCTCCACCTGATTCTCTTCTGATGGCCTCTTTTAGCTGAGGTGTCTGCTGAGGGAAATTCTGACGTGGAGCCTGTCTCTTGTGACTGTCAGAAAGAGACGTTGAAACAGGAAATTGAGCCTTTGTAGGAAAAGACGAATGTGTCTTTTCTCCGAGGCCTTCACTCAGCAATTCAACTAGACACTCTTTGACAATATTTTTAAGATCAGACTTAGAAATCTTCATTAGTTACCTCACTTCTTAGACGACAAGATGTCGTTTACTATACGATCTATTCTGTCAGACTTATTGAATATATTGCGTAATTCTTTGGAATTTATTGTTCTACCCTCAGGAAGCATGAATGCACCAGGAGTTGAAGGCTCTGAGACGTAGTCCCAGCAGATGAGCTGGAAATCGTCCTGAACGATGTGATAATCGCCTTGCTTCTTGACGGAACCGACGCCGCGCGAGGAGATTCCGAGTTTGACTCCGCTCTCGACGAGAGACTGAAGGATCTTGCCTGAAGGTGTGTCAAGTAGTTCGACTGTTCCATATACGACGCCGCGGTCGAGGTAGGCCTCCTTAATGACGTGTGACACATTCTTGAGGTTGACCACGGATGAGTCCGGGTGGTCCAACTCACCGAGAGCACGGTTCTCAGCGATGAACTTCTGATAGTTTCTAATCTCTCTTTCAAGAACGTTCATCGGATAGATGCGACCGTTCTGATTGAGCGTGTCGGCCTTCTGAAGGATGCCCTTCATGACGACCTTGCCGTTGTTCTTGTCCCGAGACTCCTTGATCATGTCAGGAGTGTAGTCGAAGACCTCGTATGAGTTGAGTAGTTTTAGATCCTGTGCCATGACATCACTCCTTCGTTTCCAGCTCATCTCTGAGCTTTGAGTAGAGCATGAAGCGAGTCACCGTCTCGTCGTCCACGAGCTCGAGGCTCTCGCCGAGGAGAGTGCTCTTGGTCTCCTCTAACTTGTTCTTAAGATAATCGTTTTGAACTTCTGTCTCGTAGCCGTCGATGAGGCTCACGAGCTCGGACTTGATCTCCTGTAACTTGAGCTTGATGGAGGTCTGGTCCTCTGAAGCAGTCGAGTAAGCATATGCTTTTATGAGAGACTTCTGTTGTTCATTGAGAACACCGTTGTATTTCTCATTAAGTTTCTTTGTCATAACTTTCATGAGAAGGCGTGCAGTACCAGAAGTGTCTTCAGAAATTGTCGAATCTTCTTTTTGAACCTTCTCGGTGACCAAATGTTTCATGATCTGATCTTCATATTGAGCCACCCTGTAAAGATCTTTATTGTCTGAACGCCATTCATTTAAAAGAGTTTGAATTGTTGCAAAAGTTCTATATTCTCCGATATGATGATCATAAAAATTTTCATCATTAAGAACGTGATTTATGTTTCTAATAAGAATAGATTTTTCTCGATCAAGTTTGTCTGAATCAATTTTTGAAACTGCATTTTTAGCTTCACTTAATATTGATGCAGCAGTATGCTCTGACGACACTGTTGTCTTTGCAATTGAGTTCATGAGCCGAAACTCTTTATAGAGCTCAGTTCCGGGCTTAAAATGACGCTTTAAGATTTTTAAAGCCGAAGATGATTTCTTTTTATCATCTTCAACAATAGATCTTGAGATGGTCCTCACGAGAAACTCGTAGATGAGGAGGCTGTTTCTTCTCTTGTTATGCTTGCTGGCGGTCATTTCACTTGCTCCCGTCGTCGTCTATTATGAGGACTTCTTTGTGTTCGCGTGCGTCGGCCTCATTGAAATTATCTGATTCTTTGAGGATTTGTGCTGTTTGATCAGTATTTTTAACAAAATTCTTAAATCTGTTAGACTGAACCATCTGTCTTAATGACGAAACTACATCGTTGCCTATAGGTGTTTTGTAAATGGTCCGGTTGGCAGATTCTCCAAATGGATTTCTTACATAAGAAGATGTCCACTCTTTGTCGTAAGGGTCAGAATACGATTTGTTGTCATAATCAGTCATCTTTTTTAAGTCAGGCATGTGAGTTTTTGCAGGCCCATTGTGACGTATTCTGGATCTGTTATAGAGGGCTCTATCAAGCTGACGTTGCGCCTTAACAGGAACTTCAACGTCCTTAAGTGAAAACTTAACAGGGACATCTTCGTCATCAGGATCGTCTCCGGCCGTCAATAGGTCGAGGTAAGGATTCTTTTGAGTTGCATCATCTCCTGCAAAGAGATCTCCACCTTCTTCCTCACCTTCTGCACCGCCGGCTTCGGCTTTTTCTTCACCCGTCTCTTCTTCTGATCCACCAGTTTCTTCTCCACTGCCGCCAGCAGGTTCAGCACTCTCAATTGCTTGATCGACCAATTTTTCTTTAAGGCGCTGATCATCAATTTCCTTGCACTGATCATCATTGAGGCCCCAGATCTCCTTGCGAATGAACTCCTTGGACATCTGTCCTTCGGGCGCTGAACCTGCAATCTCGAATTTGGATCTCCACAGTTCAAGTTTCTGTTGCTGGGCAACAGTGGATGGGTTAGACATACGCAGGGCAAAGTTCTGTAAATCTTCAGAATCAAAGCCATGGGCATAAAGGTGAATAATAGCGAGTTTATTCAGCTCAGCCACGATTGTCTTCTGAATAACGTTGATCGTGCGAGAGAACCTGATGTCTTCCTGGGCGAGTGTGGCCTTGCTGGAGAGGGCTTCATCGTAACCGAGGTAGGCACGAGGAATCTTGAGGGCTGCGAAGAGCTTCTTCTGGATGTAAGCAACATCTTCTACTGCCGCAGTGTTTTGTCCACCTGCAAGAGTGTCGATGCGAGTGCCGGAATCCCCGCCTCTGACGGGGATGAAGTAGTCCTCATCGACAGAGAGAGGATTGTAACGAAGATCAACTCGCCCCGTGTTTCTGTCGATGACCTGAGAGGATCGAAGGTTCTTCCTCTGTTCCTCAACGTACATGGGAACGTTCTCGGGAGGAATGTTGGCAACATCGATGTAGAACACTCTTCTCTCGGGAGCTCGGACAACGCGGTACACCAACATGGCATCCTCGATGAGGATCAATTGGCGCCAGATCCTGCGTGCCGGTTCGATGATTGATGAACCGTAGGGAAGGAACATGTCGTTGCCGAGGAGGCGGAAGTGGGTGACTTCCCAGTTCTCTAAGGTCCTGTTTCCGAGAGTGACCCAACGGTAACGGACCGCCATGGGGTCGTTTGGATCGTAGTTCTCTTCGCGCTCTATCTCATTGACGGGAATGGGAAAGGCACTGATCACACCGTGCTCAGGTGACACGTCGTTGTAGAGGAACATGTCTCCGTACTTGACGAGGTTGCGAACCCAAGAGCGGAGGTTGAACTCCACGTTGAGCGTGTTGTAGAAGAGGTCTTCTAGAATCTCTCTGATCTTCTCGTTGTCCGAGTAGATGTGGAGGACACGACCCTTTTCGTCCTGGGCGCAGTTGTGAACAAAAACATAAGAATGATTGTGAGGATTTGTGGATGCTGCAAAATTATGCCAGTTCCTTACTTCAAGGTCAAATACATCTTCTACACCGTCTTCTTCAATGGAAATTATTCTATGATTGGTTCTAGAAAGATAATCGTCCCAATTCTTGTAACCGCTATTTTCAAGTGCAACGTATGCTTGCTTTCGAGTTATTCCAATGTCTCGACATGCTTTTGACAAAAAACGACGAAGATCAACAGATTCTGGTTGACACTTTATCCAATCTCTGATATTACCAACTATTAATTGGGAATCAACGACATATTTCTTTGACCATTTTTTAATACCAAAGTCGGTCATCAATCGCTTCATATCTGTGTCACGAATCGGAATTTCTGAACAAACTTGTTTTTTGCTCTTTCCGGACATGATCCAGCAAATGATTTGATCTTTCGACACGCTTCTTATGAAATCAGGTCTCCAGCGACCATTCTTGTCGCCAAATATCTTTTCACCTTTACCGTACATTCCGTTCTGTGAACCTTTGCGTCCAAAAAGACGTTTTTTAGTTTCAGTATCGTAACTGGAAAATACTTCATTTCGTCGTTTCAAGAAAAAATCAGTAAACCCGGGCGTTTCATGTAGTCTTTTTGCATGATCTTTGAAGATTCCTGTCATCTTTTCAGCATACTTGCGATCAACTTTCCACTTGTAAGAGTTGCTTGAAGCATGTAGTAATTGATGATCCTTTCGAGACATAAAACTAAGATTTGAAGGGTTGTTGTTAAGTTTGTTAAAATCTGCGTGATGAACGACGCCTTTCTCGTTAGGATTCGTGTGTTCTGCGACAATCCTATGTGTGTATTTCCATCCTGAAGATGTTAAAACTTTTTCATATCCGTCTAACTTGTCTCCAAATGCTGTAGAAGATGTAGACGTATGTAAAGATCTAATACTGTCTCCGACTTTTAGATCTCTTGCATGAACATATCGACCGTCACTGAAGAGAACCCTATGGTTGTCAGTCAGCCTAATGTAAGTTCCATCGTCAAATGTAAACTTATAGAGTTTCTTTGTTCCTGTCTTTACGGCGTACGTAGCATGCCCAGGAACTATTTCATTTTTCTCTAGATCGTATGAGTAGACCCAAAAATCTTTTTTTTCCTCTTCATAAATCTGTTTAATTGTCGGTCTTGTTCCATCAAGAAGAGGAACAACAGTGTCTCCGGATAGACAAGTTTCATCTGCATATATATCGAGGGCGGCTGCCAACTCAGGAGTGTTGTGAGAGATGACAGTGTCTGTTGCAAAGTTCTTGTAACCATCTACCGTGAGGTCATAGAGAGGAATCACACCGTGAGGTTCCACGGAGACGACTTTGAGGTTGTCATAGGAAGACGAGAAGTCTGAGTAGTTCTTGTAACCTCTCTCTTTGACTCTTCCCTCAATGACGTGAACTGTAGTCCCTAAGGACTCTGCTAACTGTTTGTTCGACATTCCCTTAGAAAAATGCGAACATATTTTATCAAAGGTAATTGATCTGACATAACGAGGATTCTTCTCACCTCTGTTGTCCCATCCACCGTTGCACCAGTCTGGGTTGTATGCACGGGCAAATGTTTCGAAGTTCTGGTAACCGTGCTTGCGAAGTCTGCATTTGATCACGTTTGGATCTGTGTCAAGAACTTCGCACATCTTGCGAGAGTTGAAACCTGTCCTCTCTGCAACTTCGAGGATCCTTCCGAATGTGATGTCTTTTCGCTCGGCGGGATTGTTCTCGGACATGAACTTTGAGTGGTTCGCCTTAAACTGTTGGATCCACTGAGAGTTGCCTTCTGACCACTTGACACCGTTAATGATCTTGGAATGAAGTTCTCGATGTGCCTCTTCGGTCATGACCTCGAGGTTCTCAGGTCGATTGTCGTGCTTCACGAAGTTCCTGTGATGGACCACCTCACCCTCATCAAGAGGAGAACCCTTGATCATCTCACCGATCACTCTGTGCTCAGCGACCCATCCGTTCATCTTGGACCGCCTGTCCATTGTATAGATCCATCGATAACCTTCTCCCTCTTCTTTGCATCCACTGAAGAGGTCTCTCCTGTAGAAAGGCATCATCGCATCGCCAGGTTTGAGGTCCTCAATCTTGCAGAACGTCCCATCGCGCTTCATTAGGCGATGATTCGGAGTGCCGATGATCTTCTGACCATTGTCAAAAGTGACTGTGAAAGATTCATCTACTCGAGTCTGTCGGGCTTGCTTTCCAAGTGCAGGGACGATCCTCTGCAGGTTGTGATCATAAGCATACACGAGGAACGTGTGGTCAGGCCTTCCTTCGCATTCTTTTGCAAGTTCCGTGAGAGTCTTGTATCCACCCGGAACTGCAATCTTTGTGTCACCATGGAGACAATATTCCATCTCTGCGAAATCTTGATATCTCATCAATCTCTCAGACAAATTGTACGCGTTCGCCGTGATGGTGGCGTATGTGGGTGCCATCGACTTCTGAAAGAGGAGGGCACCAGAGCTCTTTGTCTTGTCAGCAACTGCTATGGTAGTGTCGAGCGCCCTGATCTTTCTCTTGACCACGGGACCACTTCTGAATAACTTTGTGAGCTTCTGAAAGAGGTTTTGTTCTTCTTTTTTCGCCATTTTTCTATTGCCTCTCCATTAGGGAAGAGGCCCTTGGTGTTCTACTTTACACTACTTCTTTCTTCTCAGGTTTAAGAGTCACCTTTTTTGGACCAGGAGAAGTGACGTCAACATACTGCATCGGCGATGCAACAACTCTCTTCAAGAGCTGCTCAACTCCGTCGAGGTTTGATCCAATCTCTGCCTTGACCTTCTCACTGGCAGACTCCTTGAAGCTCTCTATTGCATTGAGGAGCTTTGTGGCTCCACTCATAATTTTAGAAGCAGAATCTTCATCTGCTCCCTCGTAAATGTTCTGCAATTCCTCTTGAATGATCTTCTTAAGTCTCGATATACCGATCTTGGCCATTTTGTCCTCTGGTGCGAATATATGTATCTGGTCACTTAAAGAGCCAAGAAAAATCTGAAACATCTACGTGTTTAATGTCTTCCGGCTTTCTTGGCTGATGCAATCTGTCAGGCGTAAATCCTTGTATTTGTGCATTGGGGACAGGTCTTACCTGATTAATACCACCAGGTAGATCATTTATTTTTCTATTTCCTACGGCAGTAGCTTTTAGCATTGCCATCGCCATTTCCATTCCCTGCTCATTGCTCGAAGAGTCGCCTAATGATATCCATACACCTATTGCAAGGCTCATGATCAAATCATCGTGGGCATCTTTTGAAGCTTGAGCTTTTGCACCGTTCCAAATGAATGCCTGCAATTGATCGTAAAGTCTCTGAGAATATGTTTTCAGACGTCCATTTCTTATTGATTCTTCAAGTTTTGCAAGAATTTGATTTCTTGTTTTTGCCTGCGTAGAAAATCCAGGAAGAGCTTCTGGGTCTTTTGGCCTGTAGTCAAAAACATTTCCTCCGCTTGAAGAATAATAAAGTCTTGGGTAACCTTCGTCTCTCAGCTTAACGCAGGTAAAATAACCGAAAGTGTTTTGCTCTGGACAAATTAAGGCGTCATTGTATCTTTTTCCATAGTGAGAAAGAATGTCAGCAAGCCTATCGGGAGGAATTTTTCCCATAAATTCTGCACACACTTCACATGTCTCATAATCTATGACGTGAAAAGTAGAAAAGTCAGAAGAGTCACCTCTGGCAACATCAGAAGATATGACGTACCTTCTTCCCATTTCTGGGTTTTTCCATACCCAGACTCCATTTTGATGTCCTTCTTTTGAAATTGGTTGAGCTATTGAGGCTCTCAATTTTTCAAAATCTACGGGCTGTAAAAATGTGTCTCCCGAAGAAACGAAGTCACAAAGAAACTCTTGGGCTATTTGTCTTTTTGTTAAGTTTCTTGTCTCTTTGTCGAACCATGCTTGATCATGTTCTGGATGCACATCCCATGAAAGTCTTATGGGATTAAAGTCGTTAGCACCAGTTTCTGCTTCTGTCCACAGCTTATAATATTGTCCTCCAACTCCGTTAGGTGTTGATAGAATGATAGCAGAACCACCAGTAGACAGTGTTGGATAAAGAGATGTCCAGATTTCATCAAAGTCTCTGATGAATGCCGCCTCGTCGACTATAAGAAGAGCCAAAGCTTCAGAACGACCTGCGTCTGGAGATGTTGGAACGGCAGTAATAGAAGATCCGTTATCGAATCTTATAGATTGTTTTGTTGGTTCAAATTTAGTAAGAAGAAGCCACGGAGGAAGCCCGTCCAGCATTGTCTTCACCTTCTTGATGAAGTTGATTGCTGTGTTGAGCTTTGTTGCGATGACAAGGATGTTCTTGTCCTTCTTGAAGATCGCATACCAAACGACATAGGCAGCAGAAACCGTGGAGAGTCCCAGCTGCCTAGACTTTAGAACAATATTAAAACGATGTTGCTGAAACTGCTTTACACAGTCGTCCTGAAAACCATATGTTTCAAAAGGAATAAGCCCTCTTAATTGATGTTGGATCTTGCAATACTTCTTCATGAAGTATGTTGGATCTTTACCGCATTTTAATATCTCGGCGACTACTGCTTGTCTTGACGGTGTACCAGTTGTCATGCAATCTCAAAAATTACCTTACGTCTATAGTACGCAGTTCTCTTTGGATTGTGAACATTAAAATTGATTATCTCAAGAGAATCTGTTGAACTACCTTTTTCCTCTTTTAGCATGAGTGTGTCACCTGTCAGCTGCTTATAAGAGTCTTTCACAAACTTGACATGCTCTGCGATTACTGACTCTGATTCTTCTTGGCAGCTTCTCTTCATGAGAATCATTTCTTTTTCGGAAACGAAATTCATAATAACCTTATAGGAAGCAACTAACCTAGTCTCACCCATGAATGAAAATTTGACAGAATAAGAAGAGGATTTTGGCGTTGAGGATCTTCCCCAAGTTGAGTCAATGGCTTGTCCGAGTGCGTTAATATCAATTGTCTTGGGCATTATAGGGGCTCCCCTTTTAAATATGATCGATCACGTATTTGTTCCTCACTTCTTCCGAAGTAGGTCTCCAACCTTTTTGCCACTTTTCTTTATTGGGATATGCCCAAGTGGTTGAACATGAGTCGCAACAGTTGAATTTCAAAAAAGAGTCTTGGTCGAAAGAGCTTCTCATTATTCGATTGCAAACTGGACAGAAGATAGGTTGATGTTCCTGTCTGTCTTTGGGGGCTATCACGTAAAAGCCCGACGGGTTTTCAGATATAATTCTATTTTCTGTATAGTCTTTCCAGGTTGTCAATTGAATTCCACCTTTGAGTCTTTTTCAATTTTTGTAATTTCAAGAACATGGTCTGCAGAATCTTTGATTCCATCGACGTGAGTTATGACAAGAACAACCCTAAAATATCTTTTTAGAGAAGTTAAAAATCTTCCGCATGCCTCAACTGAAGAACTGTCAAGAGTCCCAAATCCTTCATCGATTATTAAAAAATCTGGTCTTGGAAGTGAAGAAATATTTACCATTGCAACCCTTAATGCAATTGAAGATATTGTTTTTTCCATTCCGCTGCAAAGCTCAATTATTCTTCTTGAATCACCATAATTTATGTAGATTTCAAGTGAATCTGTGTCTTCATCAAATTCTACTTCAACAGTAAAATCTACAATTCCTTGTAAAATTTGAGAAATTTCAGAATTAATGACAGGTAGTTGAGACTTTATGACGAGAAGTGGAATGCCCTTTTTTGAGAATGCATTTGAAATAAGTTCATGAACCTTGATGTTTTGAAGCAACAGGTCTCTCGATCTTTTTTCTTCTTCTAGTTTTTCAACAGTAGACTGAATTTTTCCAAGCTGAGATGCTATCTCAAGCTTTTTTAAATCGTAGTCTTTTGTCTGGTTAGTTATTTCTTGTATCTTTTGCTTTATTGTAATGACTTCTTCAGCTTCTTCGCTGTCAATTGATTTCTTTAAATTGTCAAGTTTTTTAAGAGATTCTTCAAGTGAAGAATTTATTGTCTCACAAGAAGAAGAAATTTTCAGCAATTCTGTTTCTTTTTTTGATATCTCAAAACCAAACTTTGTAAAAAGCTGCAAAGCCTTCTCGTGTTTTTCAAGTTTTTCAGAAACTGATTCATCTTTAGACTTTTCAAGAGCATCCTGGGCATCATTGAGAAGCTCTAAAGCCTTGACAGTCTTTTTCTCTTGCTCAGGCATTTCGGCCTTATTTAAATGAGCATCCTTTATGAATTTGCATGAAGGATAATCGTCTCCGCACGGAACTTCATCTAATATCTTTAGAGATTTTTTTTGTTGCTGAAGCAAAGAAAGCTCTTTGTCGTGAACATGCTTTAGTTCAACAATTGAATTTTGTAACTTTCTTTGAGACTCTTGTTTATCTTTTAGGGCTGCAACATCTATTGAATCAATCAAATTCTGAAGAACAACTTGTTTATTCTGAAGAACTCTGATTTCTTCTTCAAGAGTCTCAATCGACTGCTTACAAGAACTAAATTTCTCTTTATAAGACAAAACTTTTTTTTCTTGAAAGTCGACATCTTGTTGGGTAACAGGAGATGCATTTAGCTTTGAAAGATCGGCAGTTAAAAGAGAAAGAGAAGAACGATTCTCTTCTATTTTTTCGTCAATTTCTTTTAAAGATTCTTTAAGGCGTGCTGAAGTATTTAAATTTTGCTCTTTTAGGTGGTCCCAATCTCTTTCTGGGAAATTCTTTAGCTGAGACTTGACAGACGAGACTTCTTTGGAAGAAAGATCGTGCATCTTGTCAAAAATGTCAAGGTCCAAAAATTTCGACAGTATTGATCTCCTCTTGGTGGATCCTTGCGCAAGAAATAAATTTGTCTCTCCTTGCGCAGAAAGAGAAGTCATCAAAAAATCTTCATTGCTTCCAAAAAGTGACTTAATTGTTTTTTCTGTGTCAACTCTTTGTTCACCACAAAGGTCTTCCATTTCTTCTTCACCTGGCTTCATCCTAAAAAGATTTAAAGCCGTACTTGCGCTTACAACACCTTTTTTGTTGACTGTTTTGACTGTCTGGCGTTCTATTACGTAAGTTGATCCATCGTGATCAAGAATTGCCTGAGCAGAGCAATAGTCTTTTCTAACATTGCAAATGTTGATATTTTTTATGGGTCCTCTGTCTGTAGAATTGAAAAGTGAATACATCAAAGTGCCGACAATTGACGACTTTCCAGTTCTGTTGGGACCAAAAATTCCAACTATTCCATTTAATTTTTCAAAATTGATGATGTTTCCTTCTCCATAAGAGAAGAGATTGTTCCATTCAAGCCTTCTTAAAGACCACTTGGAATTTCTGCAAACGTCTTCTGAAGTAGAAGCTTGTGAAAGATAAACTTTTGAAGTTTCAGAAAGAGCTTCTAGTTCCTTGTCTGAAATCTTTAGGTCTCTATAATAGTCTTTTAGAAGAGCAGAAACAACATCGGGAGATCTTAAATCTGTTTTTGCAATAGAAGCAGTAGTTGTTTTTACGACCTGCTGATCAACTTGAGAACCTGTTTTATAGGTAACCTCAGATGCCTCTTTGGAAGATTTAAGGGCTTCAGAAAGAACATGTACTTCGTCCTGAGTAATTGAAGTATTTGATCTAATTCTGAATCGAGAACCTTGGGGGTAAGATTTTGCAATCTGAATTATCTTTTCTGTATTTCCTTCCCAGTCTATTGTTACAAATGGCTTAATGTTAGGAAGAGGCCGGTTGACTACAGTCCAATCTGAAGAGCTTTCAATATTCCAAAGATAATATCCGTGGTTTAATTCTTCGGCATAATTCTGTTGGATCGGAGTCCCAGGATACCCTATCCACGGTTTTTCGCTTCTATATCCAAGGAACTGCTGCCTGTGAATGTCACCAAGCATGCAAAAATCAAAATCTTTAAAGAAGTCAACGGTAATTCTATCTTCTTCAATGTCCCATCCAGTCTCAGTGACAGATCCTCTAACAGGGCCATGAAATGTGGCTATGTTGACATCTCCAGAGACTGGGCGTACATCTTTCCAACCTTCCTCATCAAAACATGAGAAAACGCACCAGTTGTAGCCTGGTGCGAAGTTATAGGTCCCGCTCTTCTTGTAGAGGAAGACACGCGGATTCTTCATGGCCTCCACGATTGGAGTAACGGCGTCCTGACGCGATAGATTTGAGAGATTCCCGTCATGATTTCCCAGGACCATGTGGACAGGTGCAACCTTGGACATCTCGTTCAGCCACCAAGTTAGGAGCTCGATGTACTCAGGAGATATTCCTGTCACCTTCGTGTGGAAGATGTCACCGCCGATGAAGATGTGATCAACTTTTTGTGACCTACAATCGCCAATGAAAGCATTAAAAACCTGTCTATACTCGTCGTGGCGAGAAAGTGCTCGGATATGAACGTCCGCAGTGTGTGCTATACGCATTATTCACATAATATACATAAAGAGTATCAAAGTTCAAATTCCAAGAGATGAAGTATTAACCGCTCTATTGAGTCTAATAAGGAAGTTGTCATTCCAGTCATGATGACGAGCTTCAGCAAGCGCGATCTCGAACTCCGCGCGGGACATTGAACCGGGATCTCCCCAGGGGCGAACGTCCACGATCACCACATCGATGTTGTACTCCTGAAGTTTCTTCGCGATCTTGGGGGTCTTCCTGTCCCACATGTCGCCGTCCATCGCCAGGGCCACGGGCGTTCCGTGGAGGAGGATTCTATTGAAGAGTTCGTGGCGTTCATCGAGGTCTGATCCCAACATCGCGGTGGTGTTCTCGGGGCACTTCACGAGGTCGAAGGGACCCTCCACGAGGACTATCTGGCGATCCCACTTGAGGTTGATCTCGTTGAAGATGATGGGGTTCTTGTCCACCTCTGGATTGTCGTACTTGGGGCGCCGGTCCTTGTCTATCGCCCTCGCGGTGAAGTAGTTGAGTTCCCCCTTGAAGTTGAAGGAGGGCATGAGGACGCGCCTCTTCCACCGAGGTTCGTTCGAGATCCCGAACTTGAAGTACCACGCATCCTTCTCCGTGAGTCCGCGCCCGAAGAGGTAACGCCAGGTCGCCTTCACGTCCGGATCGTTCTGGTTGGCGAGGGGTAGGAGGGTGAAGTCCTTGGGAAGTTCGAGTCTCTGTACTTCGGTCCTCTCCCCCGTGACCATCTCGTTGGGATTCTCGGGCCCACCGAATATCTCCCTGTAACGGGCCAATTGACCTTGGGTGCCATATTTCCGAATTAACGGCGCCATGGTGCGGGTCTTGTAACCACACACCCAACAGTGGGCCGCATCACAATCTGTCTTGATCGACAACTTCTTCTTCGTCACATCGGAAGGGGCACAGATTGGGCAACGAATATCGAAGTTCTTCCCGTTTCCCGATAGGCGCCCCTTTCCGAAAACGCTCTCGAAGAAGGCGAGTTTATCACTGATACTGTAGATGGCCACGGTACAACCGTACCACACACGCGTTCAACTGTTCACGAGGCACGCAGCTCGGGAGATCACGTAGGCATCGCATGCATCTCGAGACCACGAAACGATCGCTCCCGACTTAGGCGTGAGGGGCCACACAACGTGGGACAGGTCGTGTTCGCACATGTGTTTGAATACTTGTTCTTTATGTGACATGCCGGCCACCGAGGTCTTCTGCAACTTCACACCACACAACTTGCGGGCATGGGCAGCCGAGATGTATGTAGGTTCGAGGCCGAACACCTCTCGCCCGATGTACGACACGATACCGTTGAACCTCATCAGGGTGGTGATGGTGGCGGCGGAACTCATTCCCTTGGAAAATCCGAGGAGGGGTTCCTCGAGGGCGAAAGTGGCAACATTTGGAAATCTTGTCTTAAGCATCTGAAGCTCAGACTTGACACGGTCAGCTTTGTCCCACAAGGTGACACATTTTTTGAATTCGATGCGATCAAGGTGGGAAATGTTCGATCCATCTCCGGGATTTAAGTCTCGATCTACAATCGAAACACCCGTGACCGAAGTAGACACATCGAGGCCTAGTACCAGGTTTGACATGGATTGATTGTTACATCAGGATGCATTTGGTAAAATCCAATTAAAGAAGACCTAGTTCCTTTAATTGAACTTCTGTCATTATTCTGTATGTCATTCCGTGCTCGGAGCACCACAACATGGCAGCAGTCATCTTCTTCTTCACAGTGAGCTGTTCCAGTTTTCTCTTCGGTTTCACCTCGATCAACTCGGACCGTCCGTCCTTATACTTCACGAAGAAGTCCGGATAGTACTTTCGAATCTTCTTTGTCTTCACATTCGAGACATATTCAATTACGATCTTCTCATAGGACCAGAACTCTACTTCTGGGTTCTCGTCGAGGTGAACCATGATTTTAAGTTCCCACCCACTGCGGTACCTGCACTCTCCTGCGACTGGAGAAGTGTAGGTGCCACGGATGTAGTGGCCCTTCCTCTTCTTTTTCTTTCGCTTCTTCTTAAGAGATGTGACCAAAATATTCTCGAATTAGTAGAAGGTCAAAAATCAAACGCCACCTTGAAAAGTATGCGATCTCCTTCTCTTTTTATGATGGGCTGGGCAAGCCGAGCCTTTGCCACCACGTTCATGTTCTCGTCGTGGAAGTTGAGTCCTGAAATGTAAACAAAAGGTTCAGTGTCTGAAGGATCACTAGAAGCCTTAAGATTATCCTGATTTTCAATATATGTCGGATTTGAAGAAGAATTAAGCAGACCTGATCCAGCAAGTATCTCGTACTTTGACGAGTATATGTTTTTGACGCCCTTGAACGACATCTCATACTGATGCTTCCCAAAGAAGTATAGATGTGGGCTCTTAATGAGAACTATTCCTTCATCATAGAAGATGTTTCCAACAGAATTTTTTGTGTCATGTGAAGTACGAGAGTCGGCCCTGTAAATGTTACCTTGTTTGTCGTCTCTTAAAGTAATTCCAATTGATCCAAAAGATCCTGAGATCGAAGAGTCTTTAATTTCAAAAGATCCAGGAAGAATTCTTCTTCCATAGTACAGGTTACTAATATTGAATATTGTTACTTGATTTGACGATGGGTCACCTGTTCTATAATAGATCGCAAGTGGGGCACCTCTTTGTATTCCTCTGTTGAATTGTGAGTCTTCAGTTGCACCTGCAAGAGATGAAGACACAGCAGACATGTAATTCAAATATGCAGTCCCGGGTGGTAGACCAGGTTTTTCATCGTTTGGACCATAAAGCTGCTCAAGATATGTGTCATTATCGTCGTCAGCAGATCCAACAGTAGAAGGCATTCCTCCGTTCATAATGGAATTCATTGAAACAAGATTATCCAAGTTTACGTAGTTGTACCCTTCTGAAAACTTGTTGCTCATTGTCTCGTTGGACAACACTGAATAGTTGGGTGAAAAATTGCCGTCGTCGCATGGGAGAATCGACAAGTTTCTTTTCGCAACCTCATTAAAATCGTAAAGAAAATCGTTTGCAGATCTTGCCTGAGTCGTGTAATTCACCGTAGAAGCTGATAGACTCATAAGTCTTGGAAATCTACCCGTGGAGAAATCTTTTGTGAAGTTTTCAAGATTTATGTAGTGACCATTCACACCAAATGCCATTGCAACGTTAAATGGGTCGTCTGTAGTGCCGTCTATCTCAAAAAAAGGAGTCTGAAGTATCCCACCTCTGTCGCCAACATATCTTCTTACTTGAGTATTTTCCACAAAAAATGGAGGCAAATAGAATGCAATCTTAGATTTATCGAAAGCATAAGTTCCAATTCCTACAGACCCAGAAGAATTTAATTCAGAGTCTGTCATGAAATATCTTCTTATTGAAAGATCATGAATTTCAGCTTTAAGTGGGTGCTTAAATGAACCTGAATCAGGTTGATCAAAAGTGTCTTCAGATGTTAATCTATCTAATCCTTCTCTTCTTGAAGGCCTAAGAGCAAAGAAAAGACTTTGTGAGGAAGACCCTTTGTTTGTTCCTTCATAAAAATTCCCTACGCAGAGGACGTCAGGATTTCCTGATCCTACAAATGATTTTGGCATTATCGTGCCAGAAGGAACAACGAAGTCACCTCTGTTTGTTCCATCGACGATAAAAGAACCTGTGCCATTGTTGACCAGGTTTGTTCCCCACCTAATTGTCACATGATGCCAGCTGTTATAAAAAAGAGAATTGTCGTCAGACAAAAAAGTGAGATTGTGAGGATAGGACCCTGGATTTGACAATGAAGGAGGGTAGTCAGCACTGTGGCTTAACTGCAATTTAAGCCTAAAACCTTCTGGATTTCCGTTTACATCTTTTAGCGTTCCGGTCACAAGCGATAAGGCGTAGCTTGAAGACAGATGAACTATTGTCCCGTCCTTAAAGTGTCCTGCATCTATTCCGTCTTGTTTATATCGTGGATTCACATAAAAGTCAAAACTGAATGCTCCTGAAAGGCAATATGATCCAGAAACGTATCCAACGTGCTGAATGCTTTCATCCACTGAATTTGGATAAAGAAAAACTGACCCCGTAGGGACATTAAGTCCTGATGTGAAAAAGTTTAAAGAATGATAATTTGTATATGCCCAATTTGCTTGCGGGTACTGCACTTTGTAAGTGGGAATTAAAACGTCTTTAATGTTGTTCTTTATTAAAGTGTACTTTGTCAAACTTGTTGTAGGTGTAAATCTTTCAACATCAAGAACTATTTTGTTCTTGGAGGAATATCTTGATATAAGGTCAAAATAAGCGTCTGTGCTGCCAGTAATTGCAGAATTTGAAGACCTTAAAGATCTTGAAGATGCAACCAATGAAGAAAATGACTTGTCAAAATTGTCATCTGCAACTGAAAGATCACTAAATTCAGGTGAGGTATCTTTTTCTAAGTCAGTCTGCCTAGGAAAAACCTTAACTGATCCAGTGACCCCCAATGAGCTCGACACATAATGTCGAGCAGGAGTAGTCACTATAGTAAAGTTTTCTATGTCGTTCTTGGTTACTCGAATAACTGACATGAGATTCCATTTTAACCATCAGAAGTCTAGACGGACTCTGAAAGTAAGATCTCTTCCAGGATTCTTTTCAACAGGTCTGCTCAGCTTTGCAACTGCAACCAAGTTGTCAGTATCATCATACAGACCTATGGTTGTCACATATGTGAACGGCTCTTGGTTGTTGTCGTCAATAGAGGCATCATAAATAGAGAGCCTTCCTTGGTTGCTTGTGTCTATGTAAGTGGGATTTGTAGAAAAGTTAAAATCATCTGCAGAAGCCCTACAAAACACAAGAGAAGAATTTATGTTTGTCACGTTTTGGAATGTGATAGAAGTAGAATCTTCTTTTCCGAATCTGGCATAACAGAAGTGATCTACTATGTTGTCAATGCTGCCTGAAGTAACAAAATCTGGTAGGAATTTAGCAGTACGCGCGGTAGCTGTTCCGGCTGACCCAAGTGTAAGCTGACCCGTAGGAGTCATTCCTGAAATTGTTCCTGACATGAATTGTGAACCTGATATTGCTTTAGCGACATCAAGGACAACAATTCCATGATCATAATAAATTAATCCGACCTTGCTTGAAACATTAGAAGCATTCACCAGATAACCAAATTGACCACCTGCACTGAAATATCTCTCACTGGAGGATCCTATGTCTGTAAAAACAGAAGACCCTGAAACAGAATTTGAATAAAGATTTGAAACTCCATTTGCGGGACTTGCAGGCGGTACATCTCCCTTGCCTGATCCTCCTCCAAAATTTTTGTCAACAAACGATGCAGACTGATAAAATCTCATTGCAAATGTCTCTCTTTTTATCTGGTCTCTTGAAAAGAGACGCTTAAAAGATATAAAGAGGGCTGCATCAATGCTTTCTTCGCTCCCGGCCGTAGATGTTGGCAGCTTGAAAAGCTCCCTGCTTCCTAAAAGAGTTTGAGCAAACTGACTGTAGACGTCAGTTTTCTCTCTCATCATCAAGGAACTGCTTGGATAAAGATATTTCCCTGAAGTGTCAACTGCAGTTTTCGTCTTAAAAGCAATACCATCTGTAAGTTTGTCGGGTGGGGCAAGTCCAAAAGTGACATCAAAGACTGGATTGGATGTCTGCAAAGTAAAGTCTTGGTCATATACTGTTTGAAAAAGGGAAGACGTTACTCCGGGTCCTATTCCTCCAGTGACAAAGACTTGATATTTTCTTCTAGAAATTGACTGGCTGACATCTTCAGCTATGACGTCAATTAACTGATTGAGAAATGACTTTGTTGTCTTTTGGCTACCGGCAGCCTGTGAATTTGAAAGTGATATAAAGGATGTTGCCATTTTAATTCCATCAAGGTGTTGCAGTATATGTTACAGGATACGAGTATCTTATTCCAATTTCGTTTGTCAAAGTAACATAAGTTGTTATCTGGCGCTGATTTGAAGATGTAAGTTTGCCGTATATTGCCAGCACTGTTGAGTCTATAGATTGAGCAGTTATGTTTATTGAAAAATTTGGGCCGGTAGTCACAACATCATATTTTGTTGTCCTATTTGAATCTTGCAACGTAGAAGAAATAGAAACAGAGCTTGTTCCAGTTCCTGCAGAAACCTGAAGGAATCTGCCAGAAACTTCAAGAGTATACTTTCTTAAAGTGCTGCTAAAGTTGGTGTTTAGATCAGAATCTGTAGGAGTTGATCCTTTGAATTTTAGTTGAAAACTTAAAGTTTGACTGTTGTTGGGGCTTGAATTTGTCAAAGAAAGATTATTTGAATTTGAAAGCTCAAGGGTTGGAAGATAAATTGTTCTTAGTGTTGCACCTGAAGAGCTTAATCCGATCAACTTGTACTTAAGAGCTATACTTTCGTTTGTCAAGGCTTCAAATATGGGAGTGTTTTTCTCTATCTTTTCTTTCCCCACTGTCCTTCCATACTTTTTAATAACAGTGTAATCAACTTCGTCATCACCGAGAGCAAATTTTGAAATTTTAAAAGCTCCTGAAGCAAGCTTGCTTCTTCCATAGTCAGTTAACACTGCGTCAAGTATGATGTTATTTGTAGAGTGATCAAGATATCCCATAGTTCCTCTAAAATTTCCTTAATCTTAATTCCTAATTATACAGTCAATTTTTTATACCAACGTGATATTGTTGGGGTCTTCGATGTTTATCTTTATCTGCTGCATCTTTTGATTATCAAGATTGATAAATTGAAGCAAATAGTATGAATTTTTATTGCTCATGTTTTGAGCCTCAACAACTTTGAATTTCTGATTTCTGCCGTCAGACAATCTTAGATATTCAGGAGTAAAGTAAACTGAAAGCTTCTTGGAAATGTCGCCTGATACATTTATGGCGTCTTTGAATGTGTCGATTCTCAGCTTTAAATTTGGATACTGCTTAGGACAACCAGAGTCACAAACGACAGAAGACACAATTCTATTTTTTATGCTGTCAAATTTTACCTGATATTGAGTCGAATAATTCGATATCATGCCATGTGCATCTATGCTGCAGACAGAATAAATGTATTCAGAAGATTCATAAAATTCAGAATCAACAACAAAATCTTCGTCAATATGGCTGAAAACCGGATTGCCGTAGACTTGCTTTACCAAGATTTTTAAGTCCGATCTCATGTTTTCGTAGTCATTGGCATCAACTTCCTCACCCGTTTTATACTTGGTGTCTCCGACTTCAATAACTGAGTCATCAAATCCATATTGAGCTATCAGCTCAAATGGATGCTTTATACTTTTTCTTCTAAAGATCTGAAACTGCTTAATGTCTTTTTGTTCATTTATTGGCATATTCCAATTAATGATTAACTTTCTCTTCAAAAAGTCATACTGAAATTTGATGTCAGTGGGTTCAGGAGGCGGAACTATTTCCGTTGTTTCAATTTTTGCAGTTGATGCTCTTGAAGCAACCCACATTTCTACTTTGTCAACATATCCTGTTCCACCTCTGTACATGAGCATTTTAACTGAGGCGATTGTTTTTATTGAATAAAAATAGATTGCACCATACCTGACGTTCTTGTCAACAAAAAGAGTATTGTCGGAACCATCTTTATAGTAAGTTCCAATCTTAAAAAAAGATCCATCTTTATAAATGTATTTGTCTATGGAGTAACCCAGAATTTTTATGCTGTCATCAGCTATTGAATTTTCACCAGCTTGATCTGTAATTGTGATGAAAACAGAGCCGTCGGTTTCTCTTGCATAAGAAATCCCTTGAACGGAATTTTCAGAGCTAACTTTAAGAGAATTTAAGTCTAAAGGTCTGCTAATAGTGGCATCCCTAAAGACGTCATTGATAACAGAATTGTTGATTTTTACTCCTAAGGTAAGTGAATCCGAAATAGATCTGATTAAATCATCTTTGTCTGAAATTTCTTTTTTCTCATTAAAAACTTTTAACCCTAAAGAGTCTGAAGGAAAATCTGCAAGCTTAGAATAGGCACTAGAGATTTTTGATAAAGTCTGTGAATTTGACAAAGGTGAACTTTGTTTGTCAAGCATTCTTTTTATTTGATATCTTGACATCTTCATCATGCTTTCGGCATCATAATTTGAAATTCTGCTATAATTTTCTAAATCAGAAGCTCCTTGTTCTATTGAAGACACATTAGAAAATGTGTGTGTTACATAGCCGAGATTAAAGAAATTATCTTCAGATATTATATTTTGAGAATACTTGTCCAGTGTTTCGCTTTGAACAACTGAATTACTGCTCAGAGCAAGTGAGCTCAGATCAGGTTTTTTCCACGTCAACGTGACGTATCTTGCCAATTTATTTAAGCTTAACTGAGACAAATATCTTTCATTGTCTTTTTCGACAGGTATGTCTGACACTCTTTCATTTTTTATATAAAAATTGTAAGTAAAAACAGCTTTTTGATCGTACGGCTCTGGAATGTTGACAAAATCTAAAGATTCAGATGGGTCTGATGTAATAGTGTTGATTGGCATAACGGTGACCCCCCTTGGTCTCTAAGCTGAGTAAGGTTCTATAGTAACAAATAGCTCATAGAACGATGCATCGTCTTGTTTCATGTTTTTCATGCTAATCAATCCTGTCTGATCATTTTTTATAAAAATTCCTGTATTCAACAGATCGACGATTCTTGAGTTTCCAAGTGAGCTTTTTTCAACCAAAAAATCGTCTGGGTCTATTATCAGATTAAATACTCTGTCGAACTTCTTTGGATACACTAATTTCTTTTTTAGAATATTGACGTCATTGAAGAGTGTGGGTGTCTTTAAGTAAGAGAAAAGAGTATCAGACATGTCGAGAACGACAGGAGTATTTACAGTAGGCAAATTAGTCTGTCCTTGCGACGGTCTGTTGACAGGAAGTGTAACAATGTCTCCTGTCAGTTGATCGAAAAATTGAACTGAATTTGAATTCCCATTTGTGACAATGTTTTCATTTTTTATTTGACTTACAACTCTAGAGTAAGGATTTGAATCAACAGGATTATTTGAAATTTTTGAATAATTGAAGTATTGAGACTCACTAAAATCTGTATCAGTATACCAATAAAGGTATTCTTCTGCAATAAAGCTCAAAACTTGATTTTTGTAGCTCTCGTTAAGAATTTTTTCAACTTCAGAAGAGCTTCCTATCGAAAAAAGATTTAGCGAGTCTGTAATTTGCTGAAATTGCTGAATATCAGTGGGTTTTTTGTGAACAAAAAACTTTTTGACTGAGGGGCTGTAGTACTTGGTAGGAACATTTAAAAGATCAAAATCTTCTGAATTAGGGTCTAAAAGATTTAAATCCCAATGCACAATAGATCTTGTAGAAAATCTATTCATGTCAAAAAGATATTCTTTTGGCTTAAAAAGAATATCTGGGAAGACTCTGTCTATTTTCCAGACTTTTATCTTTACAAGATTAGAAAGAACTGAATTGTCGATATTGCTCGACCTTATCTTTTTCAAGAGCCCATTTGGGATTCCTACAGATAAAATTCTTTTATTGATGCCTCTGAGAGGCAAGAAATCATTATTTTTATAATATTTTGAAAATGATTGGTGACTGAACAGCTTTAAAACATCTATTGGTAAATAATCTAAAAAGTCACCTGATAAAAGATTGGAAATGTTGGGAATAGCCGACAAAGACTGTGCAGACGTCTGATTTAGCTCTAACCTATCTTTTAGTTCGCTGTAGGAATATTCAAGCATTCTGATTTGTTCAGAGCTAAAAGAGAGTTTAAGAAGTCTGTTCTTGAGCTGTGATTTTTCTTTTATCAGAGAAGACTCTAACTCAGAGTCAAAAATTGAATTAAATTGATCTATGTGTACCCTGACGTCTCCGTTCACTATAGAAGACTTGACGTTAGAAGCACCATCCAAAATTTTGACAAGAAACCGTCTAAGAAAACTAAGATACTTGAATTTTTCATCCATGTCACTCAAGACATCTTGTTTTATCAATTTTAGCTTTGGAAGAAAATCTATTGCCGGTCCTGAACCAGAATATCCTGGTTTGTAATAGGCGGTCGAAGATGTTTCTTTTAACTTAAGTCCGCATATAAAAACAGGCCCCTTTGGCTCTATATAGAAATTTTCAATAAACTCATTAGATTGAGACGAAATAAGCCTTATCATCGCATCAAAATACAGAAACATCAATTGATTTTTTGAAAGCCCGGAATAAGTCGTCTTTTCATTTACGTATATTTCGTTTAAATCTTTAATTGTCTTAAGAACATCTGAGACATTCTTTAAAATAGGACCATTTAAAGCATCACTAAGCTCCTTTTTTACCTTGTATTTAAGGAGATTCTTTGCTGAATTAATGTCAACATTTTCTGCCGTTCTTGATCTTAAAAGATCTGACTCATTCAACAAGAAAGATTGTATTTCATTTGTTCCAAGATAGTTTCTTGAATATCCGTCAACAAGAACGTCTGATATTTTGTTAATAATTCTGTCCAAAGAAAGAAAATATGTGGCTGACTGTTCTTCAGAAGACTCTTTTCTTTTTATGTTTGTCATTATGAAACAAAAGAGCAAATATTTTAAAAATTTACTGTCTCTAGAATAAACCCTTGTATCTCTTTTTAGTGACAATTTAAAGATTGATGAAATAAATCTTGAGTTTTGAGTCCTTGAATTAGAAATTTCCTTTAATTGATCAGCTCCTGGCATGTCCTCTGAAGAAAATGTGTCAAATATTCCTTCTGTTATTTTTGTCTGGAAGATTTTATACTGGGTGTAATCTTCATTTGAACCAATTAGATTCAGCAAAATCTCTGTAGTATCTTTTGCTTTTCTAATTTTTTCTATAAATTCATCAATTTTTCCAATTGAATTTGTAGACAAAAGGTCTGTGAGCGAATTTTCAACATAGTAGCTGTATCCTGAAACGTATTCAGTATTTGAAAAATCTGGGTCTTCAAAAGTAACAATTTTTGAACCTTGAGATTTTGAATAGTCTTGGCAAATAGAAGAAATAGATTTTGAATCAAATCCATCAGTGGGACTATATGGATCCAATTTGTTGAAACATATTCCAGGTATTTTTCCTATAAGAGCATCCCAGACTTTGTAACCTTTCTTTTCAAGAATTGGAAAAGAGTAAACAGCGTCCAAAATTATTCTTTTTGAAGTGTCGCTTAAATAAGAAGAATATCTTATTTCCTTAAAAAGATTGGATAAAGATATCTTTGCTATGTTGACATCTCCGTCGTCTTCGTCAACAACGTCCATAAATCTTTGAAAATCTGATTCAACAACATTTTCATAATTGTGAATCACAGAATACATTTTTGAATTGTAATCATAGTAGGATTCAGATCCTTGAAAAGGATTGCTTGGATTAATGTCGGGTAGATCAAATGGAATTGAGTTTATTACGCTTCTTGGTTCTCCCGATCTGTCTATTGATTTTTCATCAAGATCAAGCGAGTAACTTGAATAAGATCTTCTTTTTAATTTCCCAACAATCTGAGTGGTCGAAAATAAGTCTCTCTTTAGTTCATAAAGTGACTGAAGCCATATTTTGGTTTCTTTAAATTTTTGAATATCCTCTTTTCTATATCCTCTTAATTCAAGAAATTTTGAAAATGTCCCAAATTCGGTACCGAGATAAAAGTCACCAAAAGATGAAGGTGTAAACAGAGAATTTGAAGAATCCATAATGGAGCTAATTTTGCTTATCTTTGTTTGTCCTTGTCCACCGTCCAACAAAGAGATAAAATTAAAAAGATCCTGCTTGTTATTCTTTATAATGTTTTTTAATGATGTGCTTTGCTGAATAACATTTATTGCAGTGACAGCTGTAAGAATCTTTGACTGTTCTTTAAGATTAAGAGCATCACCCTGAAGCGTATCTGTATATTTGTCAGTTTCTTCACTGTCATAAAGTGGGAAAAATTCTGACGTCAAAACAATTGATGGCTCTCCATCTTTTAACCCAGTCACGAAAGTGTAATCACTATTTGGATTGCTGAGAGTTTGTGAATTTTGTGAAGAATTTTGCTGTGTCTGAAGATTTTGAACATCAGCTTGAACATTTTTTGTCTCAACAGGAAGAGAAATATTTATTAGTTTTTGATTCTGAGCCTGAGAAATTATGGGAACAGCATGAATAGCAGAACTTGGAGCAGCAGACTTTGTTGATGTTGCTGAAACCAATCTTGTACTCGAATTTAGCTGATTTTTAAAAATATTTCTGGGCATTTTTGTCTCTGGTTAGGGAACAACAGTTGGTTGCAATATTCCAATAGTGTCTATTGTAAAGGGCTCAGAATGAGCAACATCATCTAAGTCGAACTCAAGTGTGACTGGTACTACCGTGTAGTAAATTGTGCCTAGGTCACTTTCATTGATCTCATGATATATGTAGTTGCTTTTAGTTCTTCCGACGAAAGACCTTGTTCCATTGACTGTCTTTAGGACGACAAATGAATCATAAATTTTTTGATAGTCAAAAACATCAAATTCCCACGATACTTTGATTGTATTTTTGTCTATTCTTTCTCCAGAGACTTTTGTCACTGATGCAAACTCACTGAGTCCATTGATTTGAAATGAAGCAGTTTGCCCTATAGGATTTGAAGTAAAAACATCCTTTATTCCTGCTATAGGAATTCCATTTTCATCAGTTTCGGGTGTTGTAGGGCTGAATAAATGGTTGTCCCACTTGTAAGGTAGGTAAAAATATTCTTTTCCTAAATCGTCTCTAACTTTTTTGATGTAATTTTTCAATATCGTCAACGGGTCTTTGACGTAGGTTATGACCTGATAAAGATATTCATGATATTGATTTATTGGATTTATGCCCAAAGAAGATCTTGAGTCAGGACTGTCCAAAAATAAACCATCGGTAACTAGATCAAATACGGATCTTTCTCCTGTCAAAAGATCTGTTCTTATTATCTCGTGAACATATAGATCTGAATAAACTGATGCCTGTTTTCCGTCAGTGTTGACTGCATTTGAAGCATTATTTGACGCATTTATCAACTGGTCGTAAATCTCTTTGTATTCAGGTTTATCCTTAAAAGTGTTTATAATTCTTTGATTTTCTTGAGGAGTTACATTTGTTGAAATGTTAAAAGAAACAAAAAATTCGTCGTCGATGAGCTCCTTTTTTATGTTTCCTATTCCTACCGAGATGTTACTGGGCGTTATTTGGTTGTCTGTTCCGATGTTTTTTAGTGTAACTGAATTTGTACCTATAATTGATCCATTATCGAGAAAAACAGAGACTGAATATTCGACAAATCCAGAAGATGTGTTGCCAGCATCGACATAAGAAAAGTAATCTGGTTTTTCAAAAATGTCATAAGACTGTATCGTCTCATACTGTTCTAAAGAGCTTTTTCTTTTTTTAAATTGAATTTTAGTTGAATTATCTGGGATGTTATGAATCGTTAGAACATGCCTGAGGTCTCGAAAAGACGGTTGACATGTAAGAGAAGGAGACCCAAATTGATCATAAGAATTGCCCGAAATAATATTCGTATATACGTTTGATTCATTATTAAGTGAATTTATTGGAACAACTCTGACAACAGTAACAGGAGAGTCTGCATCTATTTTATAGGAGGTGCTTTCTCCAACTTTGTCTACAGATGCAACAAATCTATAGGGAGTAACGCTTTCATTTTGATTGATTTTTTTTGTGTATATCGCGAATTTCTTTACTTTGTTTTGATTCTTAGGGTCATCAGATATCGACAAAAATATAAAGCCATTAAAGAAAATTGAACTAACTTTTGGAGGAAACTTGATGTTTTCAAATGCATCAACGTGTTTTTGAAAATCAAAATTTTTGACTATCGTTTCCGTAGGAGAATTTGTACCTCTTTTATAGAGATCAAATTGAATTTCAAGTTTTTCAGAAATAAGACTGTCAGAAAGCCTAAAAGATGATCCAAACTGAAATTCATCTAGTTTTTTTACTGAAGAGCTCCTTGAAAATCTTGAAAGATTATTTTCGTTAGAAATCCTGGGAGTTAGATCTATGAAGTGTTTGGCCATAGAGGAATACAAAGATTTCTGTATTTTACCTCTGTTTGTTTGTGAAAAATTATCGATATACTGAGAGTCAACTGGAGATGACAATCCGTCCGGGATTCCAAAATTGTCAAGGACTGATTCCGTTACATCTGTTAACTCTTTATTGACATTTTTTAAAAGCGATTTGACGTCCAGTGCAACCAAAGGAAGAGACAAATTTTGAATCTGAATGCTATTTTCAGGAATTTGAGAAATAGAAGGTACGCTGTATTGAGCATTTGCTGAAGAAAAAGAAAGATAGACTTCTTTTTTTAGAATATTTTCATCTATTTTTTTTGAATCAGATACAATCTGAATACCAGAGTAAGCTCTATTTTCTATTGAAGTTCTAAGGGGTGGAAGATTAATTCCAAGATTTGAACTTAAATTTCTTGAAATTGGCTGTTGCACAGTGCTGTTGACCGACGTATTTGCCACTCCAGTTGAAACAAATGGTGAAATCAACAAATTTGTCGTCTTTAGTGTTGTAGAAGGAGTCTTTTTTCTAATCGTAACAACGACTTTTTCATAATCTTGAATAACAGATTGATTGTTGGATATCCTAAAAATTGTTTCAAAAGAATATGATGAACCAATTGAAGAAGTAGATTTTCCAACTAATTCAACATAGTCTTCTTCTCTTATTCTTAAAACTGAACTGATAGGCTGAACTGGTCTGTATCTAGTCAACATTATCTTGCCTCATCAGTATTTGGATTTGAAAATATCAATGTAAAAATATTGACAAAGCATGTTGTTCCTCTGTCGTCAATAAAAGTTTTTCCAACAAAAAATATTCTTTTGGAGTCTGACGATAAATCTTGTGAACTCTCTTTAATTTCACCGAAGTCTACAATGTCAAGCTTTGTAACTTGTCTGTCTGATACTTCAAACATTTGTCCAATCAATTTATTATTAACTGAAGTTTTTGTGAAAACTATAGGTGGCTTAACGTCTTTGTAAGACTCAACATGTTTTTTAAGATTGCTGTATGTGAGCTTTTTCTCGTTGTCTCCCCAAGAAGGATAATTTGCTAAAGCATAATCTTTAATAAGGTCTAAATTTGACTTGTCAGGTATTTCTGCATCGGAAGTCTTGACTATAGGTGGAAGATATAGAAAATTGTCAAGATGACTTAATTTGTCATCACTGAAAAGAGAGTCAATTGAATTAACTGTAGGAGGAGAAAAGTTTAGTGCAAGAACTTCGCTGGGAGACGTGTATCCCACATCGAAATTAATTTCATTTGAAGAAATTTCAAATTGATCGTCTTCAAATAGTCTGTTTTTTGTTGCAATAATTTGATGTTCAAGAAAATTATCAAAAGAAGATGTCAATATTCCTTTTATTTCTGTCGCAAATGAAGCATTGACAATTTCTTCTTTAAGAAGAGTACCACCGATCGGCGACTCTTTTAATATTAATTTCGATGAAAGAGAATTAGATCCAGTAAAGAATATAGGAAGATTGAACGAGTCAATTCCTTGTTCATCGAAATAGACAGTATTTCCTGAAGAAAAACAAGTTATTTTGGGTCCAATTGAAGAGCTGAGCAATCTCACAGACCCTGTTATCAAAGAGACAAATTCTTCTACAGAAATTCCGTCTTTTGTTCCAATGTAAGCTTTGACTGGATTTGAAGAAGTATTGACTAAAATTTGTCTAGAATTTAAGCTTGAATCAAGAAGTATACTTCCGCTTACACCAGAAGAATCCTTATAATAAAAGCCCGTGTCTTTATATTGGTTGTTTTTTTCTATTCCACCAAGAGCTTTAATGTTTCTGCCGTTAAAATATCTGTAAACAGATAACTCCCCGTCTTCAATTGATCCTTGAACAGAAAAATTCCCAGAAGAAGACGGAAATAAACTGTAGTCTAATTTTATGTTTTGATCTCTAAAAGGAACAATCTTCCCAGAATCATTTGCTTCAAAAGTTATCTGATCATGCGGAAGGCTACATGCTTCAAAGTAAATTTTATCTGTGGGATCTTGATGACCATTTTCTGAATCTGGAAGATAAGGTACTCCCCAGTCAGAGAATGAAGCATATGAAATATCAAAAGTACCTTCTGCCATTTGGCGGCGGCCTTCAATAGTCAGTATGGCGTCTATTACTCTTGATTTGCTATTTAAAATTCCGCTCATATCAATATGAAAATTATGGTTAAGGCATCAGAATTAACCTGAAATTATTCTGATGTCTTATTTGGTCACAATATCTTAGAAGCTAAAGTTGCCAGCTCGCTTCTCTCACCTTTGAGAAGGGTTACGTGTCCTGATATGTCTTGGTCTTTGAATCTTTCTACGGCATGGGTTAGACCATTGGTGAATGTATCAACATGAACATTGTCAATCTGTTCAACATCACCTGTAAGAACAATCTTTGTTCCCTCTCCGGCGCGGGTCACAATGGTCTTAAGTTCGTGCATCGAGAGGTTCTGGGCCTCATCGATGATGATGAAGGCGTTGGGGATGGAACGGCCTCTGATGAAGGTGATCGCCTCCACCTCTATGAGACCCTTTGACTGCATTAACTCGAGGAAGGGATCCTTGGAAAGACCAGAGACTCCGCTACCTCCCATAAGCTCGTCAGACTTCTTCCTACCCCTCGATTGACCCTTCTTACCAGACTTGCTGCTGAGGAGATACTCGAGGTTGTCGCGAATGGGAGCGATCCACGGTTCCATCTTCTCGGCAAGGGTGCCAGGAAGGAATCCGATGTCTCGACCGACTGGTTGGACTGGGCGTGATACGATGAGCTTCTGGTAAGGTCCATCATTACCCATGGCTTCAAGCTGTTCCAGGCCTGCCGCAATAGCAAGGAGGGTCTTTCCGCATCCTGCCTTTCCTGTGAGGGTCAACAGTTTGATGCTGGGGTCCATCAGGAGTTCAACAGAAAATGTCTGTTCTTTGTTGCGTGGTTTCACACCAAAGATTTGATCGATTTTTCTGAAGTGGATCAGTTGGTCTCCCTTGACTCGACCGATCGCAGACTTGATGGTGTTGCCCTCAGGATCCACGCACTTGATCACGAAGATCTGGTTTGGAAATGTCTTTTCTTCAGTGATGTCACTGAGATAGATCGAATCCTTCGCGTAGAACTTCTCCACAATGTCATAGGGAACCACGAGTACCTTTACACCAGTGTACAGGTGTTCAGCACTGTCTGTTGCACGGTTGGACAAGTAGTCCTGCGCCTCGATTCCGAGAGAGGAACACTTCACACGAACGTTGATGTCCTTGGAGACGAGAATCGCATCAGGTGTGTCCCGCTTGAGCATCAGGACGAACCCAATGATCATGTTGTCCACAGAAGACCCGAGGACGAGCTCGGGAGGAAGCAAAGCACTGTAACCTGTAGGTGAGGACATCACCCTGAGAGTGCCACCCGAAGGAAGAGAGACACCGTCGCGAAGCGATCCACCTTCACCTATCTTGTCTAGGATCCTATTGACTTCTCTTGCTGTTCTCCCCACTTCGTCCGAACGAACTTTGTGTTTGTCAAGCTCTTCCAGGACGAGAATCGGAAGAATCAGATCATTGTCTTGGAAGTTGTTGAAGCAATTAGGGTCACTCAGGAGGACGTTGGTGTCGAGGACGTAAGTTTTTTTCATGTTGTTTAAGGGTTCGTCTTATACAAAAGATGTTCCTTGCTAAATTATCATACAAGGAACTATGGAAGACAACCAGAAAAAAATTAAACTACCGATCGTTCAAACAAAATGCTTTGAAGCAATTGAAAAATTCAATTCAAAATGTGAAAGAAAAACATGCAAAAATTGGATTGACTTTTCTCAAGGTAAAAATTGTTTGCTGTTAACAGCTCAGGCCGGACCTTTGACCCTAAATGAGATAGGAAAGATCTACGGCCTGACGAGAATGAGAATTTGTCAAATAGAGAAGAACATCTATCAAAAGATTAGAGGTTTTATTCTTCGGTAATTTATTCAGAAGTCTTCTTCTTCTTTGGAGGAAGGTTATTCTTTTTCTTTGGAGCCAAAGTCGCCTCTGGTTCAGTTTTTTCTTCTTGAACTTCCAAAGTCTCTTCGTTGTTTTCTACGTTGACTTTCTTGTCAATTTTTTCGTTTCTATTTTTTATAGATTCAACAACGATATCAAAATTCTCTTTTAAAGAAGGGTCGAGGCCCATTTTTTTAGATTCTTCAGATATTATTCTGATAATTCTCTCTCTGTTTCTCATTTTTTCTCTCCAGAAAAAAGAAAAGGATAGGAACCTCCTATCTTTTTTATTTCTTTTGTTACTTCTCTTCCTTTTTTTCGGTCTCAAGGGTGAGCTTGACAAGCTCCTTGGCGCTTGCTTGAAGCTGTCGAAGTCCCTTGCGGGCTCGAACACCTGCGGCAGCAACTCCCTTTGCATTCTTGGCAACGTCTGCCTCGAGGTTCTCCACGAGGGCCTTCAATTCATTCCACTTCGATACGATTGGGTTATCACTCATTTGTTAATGTGACCTCCTGATTCAGGAATATATGGTCACACAAATGAAAGTAAACCTACTTGGTGAAGGAATCCCTGAATTCTTGGGGAAACATGTGGATGTTTCTAGAGTAGAACCTGTCCCAGTCTGAATCGAGTATATAGGAAATTGCATGGTCAGATTCATTTCTGATTGACCGTCCGAACGCCTGAATCACGGACTTCGCAGTGGTGTATGGATACCACATTTTGTTCTTCTCCATCCTCTTCTTGATCACGAGGTCACCGAGGTACGGGAAGGGAACCTTGCAGAGGATCTGGAATCGGGAGGCATCGTCCGCGAGGTCCACGCCCTCCATCATCGATGGAGACAGGAGGACGGTGGGTTCCTCACAAGTCAGGTGCTTGCGGAGTACTTCATCTCTATTACCCGACTCGTGGGTGAGGAATCGATTGGTCCTGATGTTCTCCTGAAGGTACTTCGCCACCTTGTAGTTCACGGAGTGGATGACGCCCTTCTCTTTCGGATGTTTGTCCAGGATCATCTTGACCGCCTCCGCCATGATGGGCAGTGTCTTGTCGATGGAGTCCTTCCCCATGGAACCTACGGGGAGGAGGTGGATGGGCCTGTTCTCCACGGGGAACGGAGACCCGATGCGGAGGTACGCGACCTCCTCAGGAACCAGTCCGATCGATTTACAGAACACCTCGTGGTCCACCACCGTGGCGCTCATCATGAGGATCCGGGCGCCGTTCTTGAGGAAGGTCTTCTGAGAGTACGGGGCCACATCCACGGGTTTGAACTCGAACTTGCGGGCACCCCTCCGGTTTCCCTCCTGGGGGTACGCCACGTTCATCACCCAGTTCTCTCCGTTGTACACCTCGATGAACTGATCGATCTTAGAAGAGTGTTTCTCGAGAAGTTCGTACTGTTTGGAGTAATCCCCGTAACCCTCGATGTTCTCGGAGAGTTTCACGAGGTTCTTCTCGAGGTCGCGAACGTACTTATTCACGGCCTTCCTGTAGGGGCCCTTCACCCACTCATACACGGCGAGTTGCGTGTCCAACTTAGGGATCTTGCACTTGAGGGTGTCTCGGGCGAACTTCTCGGAGAAACTCACCTCGATGAACTTGCCCAGTTCGGTCTCCGTGTTGTGGCACTCGTCCACCACCAAGAGGGCCCTCGGAGTAAGCTTTCCTGCATACGTGGTCTCCGCCAGAAAATAGGAGAAATTAGTGATGGAGATTGGACACTCAATAAAGTCCTGTTTTTCTAGGGTGTACGTGCATTCGTTCTTGCAGGTCTTTGCGAAGTCCGTTCCTGCCAACTGTTTCCCCAGTTTCACGAGAAGGCGTTTCGATTCCGCGCAAGAGTTATCCTCGTAGTGCTTGCACCGGTAGTTCGAGGATGATTTAAGAGTTTTAACTATAGAATTAAAATCTCTAACATATTGATCAACAAGAAGCTTTTGTGTGCTTAAAAAGTAAGATCCAGTGAGCGGAATACCTTCTTCATCTTTTTCCTTGACTGGAAGGTGGGCTTCGAGATATCTCGCAATGCAGATTCCTATCGCTGATTTTCCCACTCCTGTTGCAAGCTCTAGAATTACTGTTCTTTTGCCAGCTGCATATTCATTAAGGGCAAAATTAATTGCTTTCTCTTGCTGAAGTCTTACGTGATCAAATGGGAAATATTTTTTCCAATCATCAATTTTAATCAAAGAAGTTCTCCTTTGTAATCCACAATTCTCAAAAGAGTCATTCCTTTTTCTTCAAAATACTTTTTCTGCTCGAGATCTCTAAGATAAGTTTTGTAGATCGTCTTGTCTGTAGGATTTTTAAACTTGAATATTTCATCAACAGGTCTATCAAGACCGTGGTGATAAGACCCGTCATGTTGAATGTAATAGTTTAAAGACTTAACATGAATGTCAATTTCCCAGCCATTTACGATAACATGTCTCTCAACATCATTTTCTCCAAATATGAAACATAAATGTTCATATAGAAGATTTTCAGGCCTAGATGTTCCATGTTTTCTGCTCTTCTTGAGAGTTTCTAACCTCTTGTCTTTAAAAGGCTGAGAATTCATGGGGTTAAGACACCCGTATCTTTCGAAGAGCGTTTTTTTGATTTTTTCTTTTATCTCTTCTACAGTGAAGAGATTAGATGTTCCATATTTCTTTATAAGAGATTCTTCATATTTCTTTTTGATATCTTCATTCAACATGGGTGTCGAATAACCGTATCTTTCAATGTTTGTTTTTTCTCTTTTTTTCTTCGCAGCAGGAGAAGAGTTAGATTCTGAAATCTTTTTTCTTATCTCTTGATTCTGATTTGGATGAGCAGTTCCATATCTCTCATATGAAGTATTTCGAAATTTTTCTTTGCCTAAGTCAGATTGAAGTATGTGTTCAACACCATACCTCTCAAGAGATGTATTTTTTGCTTTCTCTCTTGTTGAAGGAACTTGACCAGTAAATTCAACACCATACTTTTTTAAGCAGGTAGATTTTGATCTTTCTTTGACCTGTTCATTCTTTGCAGGACTATCAGTGCCATATTTTTCCAGGCAAGAATTTCTAGTTTTTTCAAAAAGAATACCACCCCGTCTTTGAGAGTCTGATTTACAGACTATGGAACAAAAATCTTTTCTATCATCCGAATCTTTCCTATGAAAGATTTCATATTCTTTTCCGCAAGAATCACACTTGACAGAATAAGCTTTTCTAGTTCCGGTCCAGGGCTTCTTTCTCTCGACATCTCGAACATCTAACAGCATACTTTAAATATATTGCGTGGTGAACTATTTGTATTCACCACGCAATATATGCTTAAGAACAATCATTCACCGATGATCTTGTCCACGATGCCCATGCGGACTGCCTGTTCAGGGAGGAGGTAGAAATCGTGGCCGGACTTCATGATCTTCTCAATCTCGGCGCGGGTGGCCTTGGTCTCCTTCACGATCGCGTCCACCATCTGGTCCTGCATGCGCTTGTGTTCCTTGGACTCGT